AGATTGGTGCCATAGCTCAGTTGGTAGAGCAAAGGACTGAAAATCCTTGTGTCCCCGGTTCGATTCCTGGTGGCACCACCTGAAAAGGAAGTTGAGATAATCAGCTTCCTTTTTTGTTATATTGAATTTGCCGTTTTGTGGATTGCAAGTAATTGATTTCGTGTTGATTAGGCACATATTCAACTAATATCAATTCTGTTAGAACGAAAAATTCAAAAAAGGGAACGACCCGGTTGGTGTACATTGTGGTGTACATTGGAAAAGTCACATCCGGTTACAACTATTGGTTCATCATTCTTCTATTCTTAAATACAAAGCAAGAACAAAGAGTTATGGTGAAACTAAAATTCATAATAAAGGATAGTTCCCTCGTCCTGAGAATAAGTGAGGGGAAAGAAAGATACTACAAATCGGTCAAACACCTTTTGACCGGCAGTCCCAATTTAGCGAAGCATTGGAACGCGGACAAAGAGCGTTTCTCAGCCAACGCCGTTTCATATTCGGAGAACAACAAGATTCTGGAGGAGTTCAAGAGCCCCTATACAAAGTTGCTGCTTGAGCATCCCGAACTCACGGCGAGACAGGTGGCGTCATACTTCCAACCTATCAAACAGGTCAAATGTGAAGTCATTGAAAGACCGGTGGGAAATACTGTAGCAGCATCCGATTTCAACTTTGTTGAGAAATATCTGGAAGAGGTTATCTTGCGGGAGAAGGCAAAGTTGGGCTGCAATTTCGAGACCTATTCCAAACTGCTAAGCAAGTGCCGCAAAATCATCAAAGGATTCTCATCCTTAACTTTCCAGTCGCTCGATTATAAGGCTTGTGTTCAACTGGCCCACACATTCGCAAAATATGATGGGTACAAGGGAACATCAAAATCTTTCAGAAACTTACTGGGCAAGGCCAGCAAGGATAAGGATGTCCCATTCTCATTGGTTCAAATAGGAGACTTCAAGTTCGCGGAATATAATCCCAAAAGAAACTGCGCCGACAATAAAACTCCCGACATATTAACGCAAGAGCAACTGAGACGATTCATCAATGCGGATTTGTCCAAACTCACTCCGCAATACAAAAACCGGAAAGAAGTCGAACTGTATCGCGATTTCTGCATATTCATGTTCCATTCGTTTTTCGCTCCATGTGATGTCATCAAACTGAAATACTCGGAACTTACTCGCAATAACACTATCAGAACCAGACGCAAGAAAACACACCAACTGGTTGAAGTTCCGGTGTCTCCGGTAATGGGGAATATCATTTCCAAATACAGAGGGACAACTACAGATGGATATGTCTTTCCAATCATGGACGATGAAAAAGAAAAGACATACCAGACCAAAGACTATACATTCAAAAAGTTTCGGGAAAAGCTCAATATCTGGCTTAAATCAGTCGGAAAAGAGCTGGGGGTTGACTACGACCTGTATGCCTATGTGTTTCGCCATACGGCAATCACTGTGGCCTTGGATAGCGGCTTGCCCATTTCCTATATTGCAATGGCGGCAGGGACAAGCATAGAGATGATCCAAGAGCATTATTATAATGGGGACAGCATCACGAATCAGCAGAGACTACAGATGGCGTTTATGAAAGCTGCGACATAAATGTAAAAAGTCCCGGTAGCAAAACAAGACCACCGGGACTCAATTCCACACTTCACTTCATCAAATGGACGTGCCATAAAACAAGATAACGGAACAAGGCTCCTGCAATTCCACCAATCATGGTAGCGATGAAATCAAGCCAATCAAAACCGTTACCTTTGATCCAACCGAAAGTACCGCCACGCTTGCCGTTCCAAAGCCAGTCTTTCATTTCGGCAGAAGCAGCGGCGGTAAAAGCTGCAACAACACCAAGAGTTAAGCCAATAAAGAAGCCGACAAGAATGTGTTTGGGACGGTTGCTTTCAGTAAGCCATTTGAAATACTTTTTCATATAAGATAAATTTATTCATTGTGCGGAAGGCATCCCAATCGAAGAGAATCCTATACAGGACAATCGGTTTTCAAGACCGTTGCAGCACCTTGCTGCTTCACCTTCCAAAATCCTCTGCGATTTTCACAAATGACAGAGGCAAAAGTGTTTCGTATGTAAAAAGAAAAAAAATAGCAAATTGCTTTGCGCTTTCAATGGGAGGGGCACCGCCGGAAGTGATCCAGCACCTTCAGATGAAACACCTGCTGTTCTTCATTAAACTACGCACCCATATTGTTACGGGGGCAGGACTCGAACCTGCGACCTCCAGCTTATGAGGCTGGCGAGCTACCCACTGCTACCACCCCGCGATATTATCGGTTACATTATAGATTAGTATGTAAACCGATAAAAGGTTTATTTTATCCCTTTTTATTATGAAATTTACTGCCACATAGCCCATTTGGGGCGTGTAGAGATGTAATTCAAATCTCTTTCATGCTTGTATGCCTCACGCTCAAAAGAAATATTTCGATAAGCGTTCCCTTTCTTAAAGAGACGCACAATCCACTCCAGCAGATATATTATGTAGAACAAGATATATCCAAGCTCTTTCATCTGGGCGGTATGGATTCTTTCGTGATTGAGCACAATATCGTTGGTGTCACGCTCTGTACCTCTGACAAACAAAATACCGAAGAGATTGATTGCCAGGAATCCCTTAAATGGGATGATGTTATTGTAAATAATTTTCATATTTAATCTTTGAAATGTTCAACAACTTCTTCTATTGTGGCTTTACGCCATTTAAGGGAAACTTCCGATATATCATCATAGCCCTTATTATAGCACCAACAGCCTTCAGGTGAGATAAACCATTGGTATTTATCTGTATCATTTCTCAATCCAGCAATAGCAAGAAATTTTTCTTCATTAGTACCACAATCAATAGAGCACCCTATGTCAGGGTTGTTTTGTAAATCCCACTCTGGTGATGCAACATACCGCCATTCTTTTGTTTCCTTAATTCGGAATGTTGCAAGATATTTGCCCATCCATTTGCCATTATTCAGCCGATACCCCAGGGCTTCCAATTTCTTACGGAGTTCTGGGGTGTTTTTACGGATAAGACAGGGTGCGGTAAATTTTGGCTCTGCCAACTTAGCGTTTCCAGTATTTGTCATATTCTTCTCTTTGCCGGTTTCTTAATTCTGTAAATTGTTTTGCTACATCCAATGGAATACGCACAGAGATCCCATTACCTTTTCTACGCACATCAAGCTTAATCCTGTGCTCCATTTCCATACGGCGATATATTTTATCAGCCAACATTCTATCCGCTCTAACATCAGGATAATGGTCGTAGATGTGTACCCACTCTCCCATTGAGTTAAATAATTGTTGGATGTACGCATCTACTTGCCTGGTCGTTCTGCCAGTTATCCTATAAATCGGAGGTTCATTAAAAGGTATCATATCTTCTTATATTTAAGTCCGAAGCACCAATTAAGCATAAATGCTTTGAATCGAGATACAGGTTTATATACAGAAATTGTGTAGCCTGTTGGCTTATGTTCCAAATATCCAACAGGCTTAACTACTTTGATTTTATGGCTACAACCATTGTGAAACATATCATTCAAGGCTTTACCTACTGCTTGTAATTTTTCTACGGCATCATCCATTTCATTAGTCTTTTACTCGTTCAACTTTACCTTCACAGAATACATTTCCATCTTTGGATAAATGAATATATGGAGGCGTCACTTTAATTTTTCCTTCTTGATCGTCTTTATATGCTTGCAACAGTGTATTGGCAAACTCAACGACATCGCCTTCTGGGATTCGCAAACAAAAGTGGTTGCCATCACTAAATTCTCCGTCATACGCAAAATCAGCCAAGAATAACAGGTTACGATTACATTGTTTTATTTTCATTGTTGTTCTTTTCTATGTTTAACAAGACATTCTTAATTAACTGGATGAAGTACTCATCATCGTGAGACAACCTCCATCTAAAATATGGGGCGGTTTGCCATTCCGGATCATCTGGCGCATCCTCAAATGTAAAGAGGGCGAATTTATCAGCCCACAGTATTCGCCAAATTGCAAATAGTTTTTTCATTTTGAAGTCTTATCCAATGTAAAACGAGGTTTGACATCAATTATGAGTTCACGGCACATGTATGCACTCCAATTATTCACAAAAGTATATTCTTCCCCTGCAATTGGGTGCTTTACACATAATACAACACGCGCAATTCCATTGCGGAGGAATTTTACCTCATACTGTCGGTCTATGCAATTCGCCAATAATATCCAATAGGGCAAATCAATCTCATTGCGCACGTGAAATGGCAGCGAATATAAATGTGACTTTGTAAGCCCCCACGGAGACGCTTCAACCTCTCCCGTCAAACAATCAACTTCATAAAAAGTGTCGCACTCTCTTTGATCTGGATGTTCTCGCACATAAGAAGCAAGTAAGGTTAAAGCATCATATTTGATGCAGTCATTATAGGCGTTTGTAACAGATACATTACCATAACGGTCGATTATATTACTAACTTCAGTTCTTATATCACGCGCAAAAAACTTTAATCTGTCATCTTTTAACAGTCCACGATTGCGCTGGATGATGCGCCAAAAGTCCTGCGCGTAGCCACTCACATAGGAGTGCCGACCAATGCAGTACCGTGTTGCGCACCATAAGAGATTGTCGAAATCTGTTGATGATAGATGAAATTTGTCTGTATTCATAATTTAGATGATTATTTTCTCCCAAAGTCTGCCGGAGTCTCACCCCAGCGTTTGTTGTCCCAGTGATAAATTTCAATTGTGTCCACGTCCGATGACAGTGCCCGCAGGAACATTTCTGCACGGGTCAGGTCTTTGCACGGTTTTGTAGATGACGTTTTCTTCGCTTTGAACCATGCGATTGCAGTCATGGAGTCGGTATAAATGATTCGAGGCTGGAAGTCATTCTCAATGATGAACTTCACAGCCTCGACAACCGCAAGAAATTCTCCTATATTAGTGGTTTGGTTCCCCAAATCCTTATAAAAAATCTGTTCTTTGGTCGCTAAGTTTATACCTTGATACTCTGTCTTTCCATTCTTCATGGAATGGGCCGCATCAGTGGCGATTCCTTCGACCGGTCTTCTCATGTTTACCTCTCTTGTTATGGATTTCACGCATATCCCGCTTCATCTGCTCTACCAGTTCGATAGCAGCGGTGTTGAAGCTCTCTACGATATACATCAGATCCTTGACGTCACATCGCTTTTCCAGAACTGCCAGACAAGCCGGTAGGGATTTCACGCTTTCCTTCTGCCCGTGGAAGGGGTCAAACCTTATGATTTTGTTGCCGAAAGCGACTTCTACCTGATACATGGAACCGCGAACATATTTGGTGGTCACAGTAGCCTTAAATTGGACGGCATTGGCTTCGATTGCAATATAGCCTGGAATGTGTTCCTCGCCAGTCTTTTTATTGATGGTCTTGGTCATCGGAATGAGAGTGCAGTCATACAGCACATTAGGCAGTATGTTGTTTGACATTTCCCGGTCGATGATGACAATCTTTTTAGGGTACGGGGAGTCCTGGCGAACTCCACATACTACGCCATTTACAGGATTCTGGGAAACGAAACTGATAAATGCTCCGTTCTTCTCAGATTTGATGAATTTGAGCTTCGTGTGAACCTTTTCTACACCAGCTCCGGTTGTCTCGATTTTATTGATGTCTTGTTCCATTGCGGTTGTTATGATTATTCAAAATAAAAAACCACCGAGCCGCAAATGATGCAACCCAGTGGTACAAAGTTAGTTTATAAAAGTTGGATTTAAGCTGTTTTTAACGACAAAATATTTTTATAAAACACTGATATTCAACTGTTTCGTGTTATAAGTAAGTTGCCGTTTGAATTGGAGTTATTTGCTTTAATTCAACTTGTTAGACAGATAACAGCAATCTCAATTCCTGTTATGATGAAAAAATTTAATAATCCATTTCTTTTTCTGCTTTTATGCGTTCTATATCTGGCAAATCAAGTGCCCCATTCTCATTTCGGCAATCAATGATACATATCTCAGTACCGTCTCTCCCGAAGAGTGACAGGACAGATAAGCCATCAGGCATAACGCCTACACCAGATTCTAACACGCGGATAGTTGACAATGATTTTAACGCTCGATCAACGTCATTCCCCAGAACCATATATTGCCCCGGAATATGATAAAGAATGAGCGCTTTTGGGTGCAATGCTTTATAATAGTCATGCACTTCAATTTGCTTTACGTTCATATCGATAAGAATTATAGTTTAATACTATCTATTGCGCAGTTCTCGCAGAGACCATCAAATTTTTTATGCTCACTGCGAGAAATCTCTTTACGGCATTTTGAGCAATAATAAACCGGCTGCTTTCTATGAAACAAAAATCCCCTCACTTTTTGAGGGGATAAGCCGTATTTATTTGCTATAGCCTGAAGGACGAGTTTTGGTAACGCTTTCGTAGCTTTTCGCTGAGTTTGATATTCATATTCCAGCACCATGCGAACTGCCACATCATTCGCCAGCAGACCCAAGGCGTCAAGTTTCTGAAGGTCAATTGCCGGGAATCCGGTTACAGCAGAAAGCTTATTGTATTCGTCGTCGGTAAATTGAAAACGTCTCATGGCTTTTTGTTTTTCTGTTTTTTCTTAGGACGTGCAAATTCTTCTATTTGGCATTGTATTTTGTCTATTGAATCAGTAAATCCATCAAGAGTGTCCATAGCGTCTTGCATCGCAAATCCTCTGGAAGATTCTTGAAGTCCCTCTGGAAGGGAATACAAGGCATCTTCTTCTTCCTCTCGGATTTCGCCAATTCTATCTTTTGCTTCTTCCAGCAAATCGATTACGTCCAATAGTTCTTCTCTTCTTTCTTTATTCATATATTATTCAAATTGTATTTCTATATCCAAAGCATTGATGATGTCCAAGAAGCTTTCAATTCTCAAACCGCCATCACGGTTTTCAAAAGCGTCTATTACTGTTATGGGTACCTTGACATTTTTTGCTAATTGTCTGGACGATATTCCGGCAAACTCACGCTCTCGCTTAATGCACTCACGCAAATCGTCAACCGTGCTGATTATCCAGTATTCCTGACCGGTTAATATAAAAGATGCCTTACACATAAGAATGTAAAGCATCATATCATTAACATTGAAACTGCCAAAGCCACGTTCAATGGCTTCTATTTTCTTGGCTGATAATTGCAAAATGTATGGCAAGCTGTCTTTTAAGCAGACATGCGCACAATCTTTTTGCTTAACCAGTTGTTCGCATAATTCTGTACAATTCATATCAATTTGTTTTATCTTTGCTGTTTTTGTAATAAGGTATAGCCACCTCACATATAAGACCTATAGCAATTCCCGCAAACGTCGTAACCAGCAAAGTGGCTTCAAATTCATGCTTTAGGCAATAAAAGAACAGAACAATAGACGCTGCTATTATGTGAAATGCAACAGCAACAATCAAAATCCATTTTATAGTTTTGAAGTACCATATCATTGGAAAGCGTTTTGGATGATCATCTTCAGGCTCTCTCTCAGAGAAGTTTTTATTCGCTATGATACATTGAAAACAACCTATCAATATGAGCGCCAAAGCGAACAATACGATACATGGGTTGTTTTCCACCCAGTATGATAATACTGGTAAGCACAATAGCAACAAGCACAATATTCCTCCATTTATCAGGATTTTGGCCATAATTAACAATTTCTTTCGATTCATACCCTTCTTTTGGTTACATGATAAATTGATAAGCCAGCCCTATAGTCAAAGCCATGCCTGGCACCACAGAAGCAAAAGCAAGCAGTAACTTAAATCCGTTTAATCTGGGGAACAATACGCCTGTTTTAGATGCAATAAGTTTCCAATATAGCAAGGCGATTATTCCGATGATGACACTGATACACATGCTCATCAGGCCCGACCATACGGCTTGCAATGACCATGTTTCATTTTCACCAGCCTCGATAAATACACCTAAGAAAAGAAAGAATACCGCAGATAGCAATGCCCCAGCTCCAAAGCCTATAAGCATCAACATTGCAGTGTCTATATCATCTCGTTTTTCTTGTTTCATACTTGTTCAATTATATTTGCATGGACACAAGAAAAGTGGGCTGCCATCCGTACTAATTCGCAGGTATCGCCAAACACCTATATACACGCACGGATAGGCAGCCCACTGTGTATGAGCTGTCTCCGTGCCTCGTGTATATTTGTTTAATTTGGCGATTTAACGAATATGAGGCACTTTTCTAATATGTCTTATTCGGCAATTAAAGCCACTGCAAAATTACAAAATATCATTGGATTTCTTGTAATCCGAGCACAACTATTAACAAATTTCTGTCATTATGACTCAGATTGTTACGGTTATAGCCTTACGAAGTTCACCAGTATAGCCATGAGCACGCAACGCTTTCAGCAAAAGGTCCACTGGAACCAATTGAGCTGTGGTGTCGTCTTCCAGCACCAGAGAAGCTTTGAAAGCAGCATAGTCCGGGCACATGTGTTTTTGTTCAAACGGGCACCTGTTTCTGCCAACGACTTTCTTGTTATGGCAGTTGCTACAAAATTGTTTAAGCCTGTCATTCATACATTGATCACTTTAACGAGTCTGAGTTCTCCGTTATAACCACGACGACGGAGTTCGCCAAATAGATTGTCGTCACTAAAATCTGCCAAACTAAGGATGGCCTTATTCCCAGGCTGAGGTTGATAATCTGTTGGACGAACCTCACGTACTTCATTTTTCGATGTGTTCTTACTTGTTTTTGCCATTTCTGTAATGTTTTTATTGATTATTTTTGTAAATTTGCGGTGTAAAAAGATGAGGGTCAGAATATGCCAGTACCCCAACCCTCATCAACAGGTGAGTTGACTTACGCCTATCTTATGCCGGCTGTAAGTCTGAATCGCAAGCAATTCCTTTTAGAACGGTGTTGTCAACTTCAACGCGATAGAAGAACTCGCGTTCCTCCGCATCGTTATCGCTGAAAGAGGCATAGACCTTCTTGATTTTACCAACCTTCCCCTTGTACTGGGGTTGAAGGCTGTTGCTCACGATTGTTACTCGGTCGTTTGTTTTGAATTTTGCTGTTGCCATTGCTGTTATGCGTTAAATTTTGCTCTCCATGCCAAATAGTCTTCACGAGCTTGAGCCAAAACATCGGGCGCTTTGACTTTAAGGTCATCTACTCTTACGATAGGCACCCCATCGTGAGCAATGTATAGACGACCGTTAAACTCGATGACGTTGATACTCTTGCAGCTTATGTTCTCCAGCTGCTTAGCTCGACGTTTTTGACATGCGGCCTGAGAGCGTTCTTTGATACGCTTCAGCCAATTGCAAATAGCATTAAAAAATTTCATTTACATAACTGTTAAATGATTTAGATGAATTATTGTGGCCGGAGCCACCATGTCAATTTGGATTTATAGTCAGTTAATGCTTTTGACCATACTTTTTAGGCACATTGTGTTTGTGCCTCATGTGTTTAGCATATTTGCGAGCCTCTTGCTTTGTGTCGAAAATTGCAGCTACTTCCGTATTTTCTATGAACTTAATGCCAAACAATACCTTGGCATGTTTCATCCAAACTACATATTTATCACGACGCCATTGTGAACTCCACATGCCTTGCACATAGACATCCGTTATTTGTTTCTTGAAAAGTTTCATTCTGTTTCATTGTTTTGATGATTGATGAATTGCTTCGCTTCTTTCTCAGATTTTCCAAAGCAATTCATAAGGACTTGAATTTTCGCTTCATTTAGGCATTTTCGGCAATAAGGTTCAGCCGGAATGTCAGGGTCAATCATGGGCCAAAAGGCGACGGCTTGTTTGCCACAGACGATACATTTACATTCAGATGCTTTCATGTTACTTGCTTGCCCATTCTTCAATATAATTATGAATTTCGCCTCGAATAAAGAGCATATCTCCACTTCCGTCGCCCCACCAATCATTGCACTGGCTCAGGAAGCGACCGGCGTGGTTATCTGGACAAAGCTTTTTGTAGATTGATTTGAACATTGTCGCAACCTTACGGCCACTAAAATGGCCGGCGTTCTTAGCGTCATTTGTACAATAGCCCCATGCGTAAACAGTTTCAATGTCTCCGGCGTCATTGCGAAACTCCATGTCAGTATCGCCCCAAGCGCCATAGTTGATAGTATCTTTCAGTAACTGTTGCTCATCCCCAGTAAGTTGGGATTCGATGATTTGGATAACTTCTTGTGCTTCCATATTATTTGCCCTTTTTAATTGTCAGTTCAACATTGCCGTGACTGTCAGTGATTGTGTATTCATCACAATTGTCTGCATCAAATTTTTGCTGAGAGTACCATACCATTAGACCGAGGATTTCGTTTTCAGTAATTTCTCGTCTAACTTGACTCATCAAATCTTTGCTTTTGTTTTTCTTGGCGATGTAAGCCGATTTCCACCCCGTAACGATTACGGTATCTTGTAATTCTTTCTGTGTCATTTATTGTCTCCTTTTGGTGGTTTTACTACATACAAATCAGCGATTAGAATATCGCCGTCTTGCTCAAAATTAAGTAACCCTTGGCTGAGCAAGTATGAGCCTATTTCAACAGCGATATTTTGCTTTACCAGCTCTATACCGCACAACTCAATTTCAGTTGGAGATAGTTTGTATTTTCGCTGTACCAAACCGAAATCAGACTTGCGAATCTTAATGTAATCATCTGTTATTTCTTTCGCGTTTTTGAGTATTGCTTCCATATTTGAACTATTTTGAAAATCCTAAAATTTCCACATCATTATTATAGACTTGATGAGTAAGCCATTCAGATGATTGAAATACGACGCATCCTTTCTTACGAAATTTGGTATTAGCTGGCAATCTGAAAACAGCAGTCACTAATTCAATTGAGCCATCAGATAGCCGCACATACATTCCGCGCCTTAAACGCTTTGGTATTACCTTATTGCGTTTCCTTTTCATGCTCGGCCCTCCATTTGTTGTATTTCTCTATCCATTGGTTGTAACTTTGTAACCTAATACTGTTAGGCACATCCGTGTCTTTCAGACAATTGTTACAAACTATATTCTTGTTGAGATTGTCAAGTTCATACCAACCATGATGCTTTGCATATTGCTTGACAAAAGCCGTCCACGCAAAAATGCCCCATTGCTTTTGCAATTCTTCTGGCGGCATCGGAATATGCAACTCCTTGCCGCATCGTTTGCATTTTGGGTGCTCTATTTCGTAACGGAGTTTTTGACGAAGTTCTGTTATATTCATATTACGTTCTTTTTAAGTTCTTCGATAAGAGCGTTGGCAATCAACATGGAATGACGCGCCACACATTCAACACTTGGGTTAGGGTCAACGCCGGGAATAACTGGTGAAGCCAAAATGCCAACCATTGCACTTTTGGCAATTTCATATTTACGATGTTCCCAATCAATGTTTTCTGAAGTCACAGTGATAACACCAGGAGATTCTAAAGCCTTTCTCAGTTGTTCTTGTCTATCGGTTTTAACAGCCCGTTCAATTCGCTCTTGAACTTCTTCATCTGTATATCCCAATATGTCAAATTCATTCCTGTTCAGCCAGGCTTTTGGCTCGGTGTCCTTAATCCATCCGTCGTTCCAATGAACATCGATGATTTCTTTTGTGCTTTTAAGTAATGCTTTCATGTTTATTTAATTATGGTTGAGGCACAGGCATCCAATGTGTAATCCGCTCATTACATAGCTTGCTGCACATTGGCTTAAACCCAAAATCCGTAAAATACATCTCTTGTGTCACTTTTGTAACTAATTGCCCTGCCCGGTTCTTATAGTGTCGCCGGACAAGTATGTACATTCCATCTTTAGGAAAACGCTCACCTTCGCCGACCTTTATCCATTGATTCTTTTTGTACCATCTGACTCCTGCAATGAACCCTTCAGCAATCATTTGCATAATGTCAGAGGTGCCGCAGGGAACGCCATTGCGCCCGAATGATTTGATTGTCGCTTGGGCATATTCTTTTGCTGCTGTTTTCATTTCTCGTTATTGATGTTCAATACCATACCCAAACAAGGCAAAATCACCTCTTGCCGGGTCATTAGGAAATATCTCTTTCATTGCCTTGGTAATTTCCAAAGCGGTTCGCATATCGGCCTGTTTTCTATTTGTCAAGCCAAGCTCCAGCGCCATACGATGCACATGAGTGTCCAAAGGAATAATCAGGTCGTCGGCTTTCAACTTACGCCATAAACCAATATCGACCGAGCTATCTTGCCTCACCATCCAACGCAAGAAAATACACAGTCGCTTACAGGCCGAACCCTTGCTGTAATCCGGGATTCCATTGATACCGCTAAAGTAGTCAGAAATGGCTTCTATGGGCGTTTTGTCGGGGCGGGCGATAATCATATCCTCCATGCGCTCAAAGTCGCTGTAGAGCCTCCGTAAGCGGTTCCCAAGCTGATATAAATCATCATAAGACAAGAAGCGATAAAACTTCCTATGGTCGTTATAATAGAAATTATACTGCTTAGTCATTACCCAGCAATAAGGGTCGTCACAAAAGTCCTTGTCCAGCCAATCCGCTGCTTTAATGATAGCCTTACGATTACCGAAAGCGAGCCAAGACGTGATAAAGCCACTAATCTCAGCTCGCTTTCCAATATGCTTTCTGGGGAATTGCACCGGGTCGTCAATGATAAAGGCTGGAGATTCATACCGTCCAGCCCAATCAATCAGTCGTTGCTTAATTCTGTTGTCCATTTTTGAGTTTGTTGCTTATGATTTCGTAAAGCATGACCGCCAAACAAAATCCATTGCTAACTATGAGTGGGGTGTTCCGGGTCATAATGCCATTGACCATCCAGAAGAGATTGCCGGCACTCACCAAATATTTGATAGTGTTAGCGCTTTTCGCTAACATCCCGGCACCGCGAAACAATGTCGCCACCCAAGCTATAATTTCTGCAATTATTGTCATACTGCCTCCTCTTTGTTTGATTGATTAGTAACACCGTACAATATGTCGCAGACTTGCTTTTCCTGCTCAGTAGAAGGGTTCTGAAGATGCCACTTATACGAATCGCAGCCGCCACACGGACGGAAGCTGAATAATTTCTGGGTAATATGAGATACCGGCTCCGATATGTTAGCGATGACTTTGCACTGTTCAGACTCACCCAAACGAATACTGCCATCCCAGCTTACAATGGGGAGACAGAAACGATGATGATGCTCCATCAATGTACCTATGCCAACCCCTTGCAAAACCTTTGTCTGCGCCAATATCAATGATGAATTGATACACGAAGGGAATCCGTTGATGCGCTTAGCTTCATCGTACCATTTACCGCTACAAGCGCGGCCCAACGGCTTCATCCGAATGTCGCCGTCTTTATCACACAACGCGACCTTTTCACCAAACAGACGCAAGGCTTTCAAATTGGGCTTATGCAGTTCGTCATAGTTAGCATATAAGCCTTTGAATGAAGAAATCTGCAAGAAGAATCCTTGCCGCTTTGACACCATTTGAGCAAATTTCTCAGTGAAAGTATGGTCTCTGATGAACGTGCCATTGGATAGCACCGAAACTGATATGAAATCACTGTTGATGAGGAGTTCCATAAAATCAAAGAACTCTGGATGAGATGTCGGCTCACCTCCAGAAAGCATGACAACCTTTGACCCTATGCTCTTTGCAAATCGCAAAGCCTGGATGAACGTGTCTCTGCTCATTATTTCGCTGCGTTCAGGCCCAGCGTTTTGCATACAATGCGGACAACGCAATGTACAGTGTTGTGTTATGTTGATAATCATAAAGCGTAATTTTTCTTTTATTTCATCCAGTCATCATAAATTCTTTCCCAACCATCAAGTAAGCCAACTCTGCTTCCATAGGCATTGAAACATTGTTCAACGGTTTCTTTAGGTGGAATGTATCGCCCATCACTTAGCATTAGATAACCCTCGTTTATTTGCTGCTGAAGTAAATCAATATCAACGGGCATAATCTCGTCAGGGAATAAGACCACATTGCCTCTACTTGTCTGATAGTTGACTCGTGGCAACTCATAATAGTATCTTTGCCCTGTAAGCAAAGAGCATATACCTATTTCTCCTGTGATAAGATGAATTTCTGTGTTAGGAGCATTTATAACCATAAAGTATGCGTTATCGTCATTCTTAAAATGGTTTACCATTCTACCGACAATCCTTTCATCGCATTTATCTATTCTTGCATCAAAGTTAAAACCTGTATCATCGTGGTACTTGATATACCTTCTTACCTTTTCCCACGTTCTGACAGACAAGAATTTCGGGGCAGGCAGGTTAAGAGTTCTTTCAGTTCCATCATCGTATTTAAGCTCATGTTGAACATATTTCCTACGATTCTGCATAAGTGACATGTTCGTGATGTCAAAGTTCTCATCGTACCCGTTTGCCGTGGAATATTCTTCAAGAACAACGCTTTCGCTTACAGAAATTTCATCCACAATCTTTTGAAACTCTGATTTTGCATTAGATAGCAAATTGTCAGTGTTCATCTTGTCCTGCATTGGAATTTGCGCTACAAGTTTTATCGGGTATTCCCTTTTCTCGTTATCGTAGCACATATTCTCCACAATGCCACACTTAACCTTTCCGCATCTTTCGTGAAAGAAGTCCATTGTACGCAAAACATCTTGATTGCTCAATTTCGTAGGCTGGGTAACGAACAGAATATAGCTTACTTTTACTCGGCTAAGAAGCTCAATGTGAACATTAGTAACACTTGGAGGTGTGTCAATGAGGACAAAATCAGGCTTGATTTGTTTTAATTTTTTCTTTGCAGATTCAAGATATTGTCGCACCATTGATTTCTCTAAATAAATAAACTGAGCAAACATGTTACCTGAAGAATGTACCCAGATATTCTCTTGCGGGTGTTCTCCTTCAAATTCTGTGTTCATTGACGGTGTGTTAATGTCAGCGTCAATGATGAACACTTTATTGCCTTGCTCTGCAAGGAGTCGGGCAATGTTAGCCGTTGTGGTCGTTTTACCCACACCACCCTTTCCCGAATAAACTATAATTGCTTTCATGGCTATTTAGTTGGTAATAATTCTTCCAATTTGCTGATGATGCGAGTTTTAAGTTTCTCTTGAAACTTGCGACAATGACTGGTGTGGAGTCCTGTCGCTAATGCTCCACAGAAGCAGAACATTGGAGTAATCTCATCCAGTTCGTTCTCTGCTTCGGCCTGTGCTTTAATGTATGATTCCTGTGCGTGTTGCTGAAGCCACGATATTTTTTCGTTCTTAGTCATATTATTCATCTTCAAAAATTTCGTTTTCTATTTCTTCATACTGCTCTGCTAATTTAGAATCATCGTCAGCAAGGTCTATAAATAGTTGCCTGACATCTTCATAGCCCCCTACCGGATCGCCGTTTGCTCGATTCTCACAATACCTCTTGTAGTGATAGGCAATTATATCGCGCTCTCGATTATTCATACTTTGATGTTAAACTATTTGGTACATAAAGCACCGTTGGATTATTCTTGTGAACGTCAATCTCCGGAAACTTTTCTTTGAACTTCTGAAGATTAAATGGTTTGGTGATAAGATGGCACCCATTCATTGTCGGAATCTCAGCAAAAAGATACACGATGTCACGGCGACACTCATCCAAATGCTCTTTCGATTCTGGATGAGTGTCCAGCCAGATGCCATCCAATTCTTCCAGTACTTCGTATTTGGTGTCGAGGTCTCGTGTGTCAATGTCAATTATCCAGCTCTTACGACGGCTTGTTAATTCGCCACAAGCACTGTTGTAAATATGCCAAGGGTTGATGACATTGCCTGTATGAACATTATCCGCGAGCTTTTTGAGTATGAGGGTATTTAACTTCTCAAAATCTTTCCCAGCAACATTGATATATGCCCGCGCTTTGTAATGTTCGCACAGGAATACAACCTCATCCTTCAAGTTATCAAGTTGCTCCCGACTTCTAACGAGCCATGACTGAATGAGTTTGTTTGCCGCTGGTAGTTCCGGATGATCCTTACCACGCCTCAGTATCTGAAGATGAAAAAACATATTGTTCGCTTCATTGAAGTAGAACAAAGGTTTGATTATGTCGAAATTGTCAATCATTTGCAAATGGAATTAGGGAGGTCAACGAATTGGCCTCCCAGTAAACATTTAATTACTCCACTACAATCTCCCAATCATCAGCAAACGCATCACTGATAGATGGAACCCATGAATCAGCACGGCCAGTGTTCTCATTATAGATAAGACACTGAGAAGTGTAATCAATAGATTTCTTACCTTTTAAGATAAGTTCCTTTGCAGACTGAGGAATGGACTGCATCTTTGGGATAATCTCCTCGGTAATATGAGCCGGTACTTGTTTGATAACCCACAAACCTTTACCATTCCAGCCGCTTCTACGAACTGGATAACCCGCTTTGAGAGCCATGATAGCCATGCCAAAATTCATCTTCCGCACTTCTGCGCTATCAGAGCCTTGCATACGTTGTATGCGAGCGTCAAGAAGGCGTATATAGTCGAACATGGTGTAGCACTGCATTTCCAGCAAACACTTGTTGTACGTGTCATCCACAACTTCATTCATTTTGCCAGAGTCTATGAAAGCAGCCAACTTTATATATCTATCATTGACTTCGCTGGCTTCTATCTGCATACGGTCAACAGGTGTTTCTGCAATCTTATATGCCTTTTCAAACACATCTTTCGGAGACCAACTTTCATAGCCATCTTCATAAACGACTTTGTAGCCGTCTTCACGATTCATCGAGCGAGGCACCTCTCCATCTTTAGGATATACCTTACCATCTACTCGCCACGCAGGGGTGGCACTCACTTGTTTTGTTCCAATGTACTTTTTCATTTTATTCTTCTAATTACGAATTTTGCATCATTTTCTAATATCGTTTTAATAAAACTCTTGCTTCCTGTTAGAAAATCTAAACTCTCATTATTGAAATAACTTCGATATTCTTTTTCTGATACAGGATTGCATATACGTCCGTCTAAATGCAATGTGTAATGGGTATCGCCAATTAAACTAACACGCCCGTCGCTTAATAAACGCGCATCTATCCCCCAATTCCCATGTTGTGCTGGATAAAAATAACTGGCTGTCTTATTTCTCGTATCAGGTTCTCCCTGAAGGTATAAACCGCCATTCAGGAAAATAGGAAATCCTTTATAAAATAAAATTTGCTCATCCATCATAATTTGCTTTATAAATTAAATTACTGTCCAAAAAATTCTTTGAACATCTCATTATTCCGTAATAATCTACATCCGGAATAATCTTGTCGGCTACACGCATCTTTGAGTAGAGTTGCCGCTTCCGTGTTGTTGGAAGCCATTGTTAATATGGCAATTACTTTTGACACATCGCGCTGACAGATGTCGTTCCAAAGAACATAAATATCTGTCCCATATATGCCAAGCGTGTCTAATATCATAATATGATTGATACGACTTTCTTTTAATATCAGGCAACAAGCATTGATTGCCCCTGGATTTCCATCGCACAATTTGGTCAGTGCATCGGTTAAACTATCCATCATTGAAATTCTTCCCATAACTCTCTGATTTTAGTCGAACCACTCGTCGTTGCTTTCTTTCAACACTTCTACCAACTCAGCATCAGGTAACAGAAGACTTTCTTCATCGGTGAAATAAAAAATCTCGTCATAGATTTTCTCAGCTTCTTGGCTGGCAAACCCTTCGTTTTCATCCTCAAAATCTCCTGGCTGCAACACATCCAAAAATTTGGTACTTGCAATCACAAGGTCACTGCCGTCTTTATCTGTCACAAGACGACATTTATATGTCGTGCCGTTAAATTCATAATCTTGAAATCTCATAATTATATTTATTTAGATTCAACCAAATCCGGATAGACCGGAGTTAATTCGTAAGCACAAACTTCTGCTTCACTATGAGGAGACGCAATTCCAATGATTGCATCTAAAGAGAACTCATCGCTTTCTTCGGCCAACTCACCATGTTCGTCAAAACTAAACGGAACCTTGAACACCTCATACTCGCCTGATGTTTCTCCAGTGGGGTCATTCCACCAAACTTTTGCACCGGGTTTAATAAAGCGATAAAAATAAGATATGTCTGTATCATCCTCTTCTTCAATCCTTGTTTCAGGATAGCACCAATCAATATCATTGAACAGGGCATCGCACCACTCTCGATTACCACAGCAAAGCTCAAGAAGGTCATTGTGGGTGTAATAATCACAGTTTTCGCCGCCACATTCATACTCTATGCCATCAACCACTACCGCTGCATCTTCCGCTGCATACTCCGGCACATAGCAAGGAGCATCCCAGTCATTCTTATAGGCTTCCTCATCTTTGAATATGAAGCCATTGTCACTTTGCCCGAATAGAAAATATGGCAGACCGTCATGCCAATGCACTTCTCCTATACCGGCTATTCTTTTATTGTCCATATTTTGAGAGTTTAGTAATGGGGTTCACCATCCATTCAAGCACTTGGTGAACCCCATATTTATTTTATTTGCTTCGCCACTCGTTCATCTTGGCTTCGATGTCAATGCCATTGTTGGCAATCAACTCTTTCATAGCACCAAACATACGCCAACCTTCTCCATTTTTATAGGCTTCAGCAAGTTTATCAAGTTCACGGAGAGATGACGACTCTACCAGCGGATTCCCCTTGCTGCTAAGCATTTTGCATCCGTGGAACATGATAAGGTTACGCATGGTGAAGTAGCCACCAGCACCCTTGTACGCATCCTTAAACGCCGGGCTCATCACGAGACTGTAAGGTGAATACATCTCTTTCACAATCTGGTAGAATCCGACGACAGCACGGTAGAGGTCTGTCATGTTTTTTGCATCCTTAATCTGTCGGGCGCATCTTTCCAGCGGATTGAACACTTTCTTGCGCAAATCATCAACAAAGATGTTATTGCCGTTGAGCGTGATATAAGGATTGCCCTTACAACGCTTACATTTCTTCTTTCTCTGTTCAACATACTCGTTAAGCTGCTTGAGATAATCTGCTGCCATTGCACCGGCTACATTCTTATTGAACCAACGATTGCGCTGGATAAAATTCTCCTGGTCAAGCACCTCCAACTTAGCCTGAATGCGGATTTCCTCAATCAGCATTTCCCAGCTATAACGGAAGCCCTTTGCCTGAAGCGCATTAAGAAATCCTATTGGTTTACCGGTCTTCCAGTTCTTCTGAGTCAGCATGTGGAATACCTGTGCCATAACCCATCTGCGGAACAAGCGGCGGTTGGGCACAGTGCCGCCTTTGAAGATGGCGATAATAATAGGGTCGTTGTCTGCCAAGATCGTCAGACCGCCGTTTTCAAGACGGGCGATAGATTCTACCCCCTCTGCGTTTGTTACTGCGAAAAGGTTTGTCACGTCAATACCGGCGGCTTTCATCGCCTCAATTTTCTTTGATGCTTTCATTGCTGTTCTGTTTTTAGAATTTGAATTGTTTTCTGACTCAAGTGGGAGCGTAACAGTTCCCAGACCACTGTCCTTACCGATAGCGATACCTGCTGTGAATGACTCGTGTTCAGGAATTGCGATACTTGCGCCGCATTTAGGGCATACTACTTTTGTTTCTTTCATCGTTGTATATTTTATTAGTTATTGATTTCTATCCATTGTCTAAGCAACACGAGAGACGGGTGCTTCTTTGATTGCCAGAACCATTTACCTTTGGCGAACTCATCCCAAATCAATGTGTTCTGTATAATTGCTATCAGGATAAACAGTTCCAAACGTAACTGGGTTATATCCCGGTGCTGACCGTATAGCATATCTTCTTCAGAAAGTTCATGCTCCGGCAAAGCACGGAAATAGCGCCTATACTTTGCTTCACTACGGGCAGACGGAACACTATGAAGATATTCCCAGTAGTATTCCTCTACCATAGCGAGTAAGGCATTAACTGGGAATTTAGTATCATATCCCAGTTTTCCTTCATATTTACCATCCTTGATGATGTATTTGCCATCAATTACAAGGTCACGCTTCTCCAAATTGATTCTGAAGGTGGAACCATTATGGACTTTTTCTTGCGCTTCATTCCAAATATTTTCCATTGAATGTCAATTAAAAAGGACGTATTCAAAATTTGTGACGTAGTTCTTTAATCGAATCGATACATAACAGGTATTGAATCCGGGTGAGGTCAGGATATAATCCTGAGAGAACCCGGATGATTGTGACCTGTTACTTAAAGCCAAATCCCTTATACATCCGATGTTACGTTACATTGTTTTAATTATGCTCAGGCTAATTGACACATTGCTATATTAGAGCCGATGCGAAGAGCGGGTTTGGCACGCGTAGGTCATCTCATATTTGAGATGAACCACGCGTGTGTGTACCCGCCGCGCTGAATTAAAGCCGCTTGCATAATTGATACTGTGCTGTATTGATAGTCAGTCTCATCAGTTTGGCACATTTCTATATTTGCTTCGATTAGAGAGCTGGATGCCGAAGGCGAGTAATCCAGGTTTCAAACCTGGATGGATAACCTTCGTTCAAATCCAGTCTCTTATAAAGATGCTGCCTTGACTGACCGAAGTTGTGCTGAAATAATTTTGGTTCTCAAAACTGCGATACATTACTTCAATCGTTTCGATGTGTGCGGCCAGATGAACGGAGTGCGCCGGCGGCGAAACAGTTGGTAAACTGTTGGCGCCGGCTCACGCGGTGGATTCTGGCCGCAAAGCTGAACATTAGTTTCTTGAACCGGACCAGCTGTATTGCCGAGATTACCAAGATATAATTGCACATAACTATATTGGAGCCGATATGAAGAAGATTCGCCAGAATCGACGGGCGAAAGAAGATGCGCTCCCGCATCTGCGCCAGCCCGTCGATTCTGGTTTGAGTCTTCAGAATTAAATTTTATATCTCATAATCTATCTTGTGCAGATGCCCAAATGTTTTATGATTGTCAAGCGTTTTTGTATGGTTCTGTAATCTTTTCGATGTACGTGATCTGCTTCATCGATAACGGTCCAGGATGTATAACAGACTCGGACCTTATCGAGTGTTAAGGAGATCACGCTGAAGTATTCGCTATTCAATCATATTCTGCATACTCAGAAGAGAAGTCAGGTTTTACTGTGTAATACTTTAATGGTGTCGATATTAGGATCATCTTGTCTTGATTCTGACAGTCTTGGTGGTACACTCAAGACGAAACGAATCAAGAGTTAAAGATGATCTTAATTGAATTTTGAAGCCATTCCTCTCAAACCGTACACTCGGTTGCTGAAAGTCAGCACTTATGGTGCATTTCTGTAATCATTTCGATATTGGGACGCCATTCTGTCCGCTGGAAGCTCCGGCGCAGGAGTCGGGTACGACTACAAGTCTGAGCTGGAACTGGACAACATTATGGCGTCTAAATTGAAAGAAGCGCTCTTCTTCCAGCGTATTGCACTATCAAAGATTCTCAACCAATGTCGCATAAGCTTCACGGCTCGTCAGAAGAGCGTTTCTCATGCAGCCAATGGTTAAATAGCCGGGAATTTCTTGCTCCGTCTTGTTTCGGTTGCTTTTGACATTTCTGCCCTGTCCGCGTTGTATGCAACCTTCAGACTTTGTTTTGACATAGCCAAGACCACCGACCTTCTTCTTGCCAGTTTGCACAGCCCTCAGACAATCCATAACAAACTTATTCAGTTCGTTAATGTCTTTGATGACATTGCAAATAGGGAGAACTTGTGTGGCCCAACTGAACTCGCCATTACCCTTGTAAAGATAACGATTGACAGAATTGACAGCCTTTGTCAATGTGATTCCCTGTTGTTTGATTGTACGGTGCTCAATTTCCTTCTGGAAAGTTTTTATTCGAGACCCGCTTAATGAGATGTCAGTCCCTTTTATAGAAAAACCAAGGAATTTGAACCAATGTGTATGGGTCAAGTATTCCACTTTCTTCGGATTGAGCTTCATACTCATTAGCGAAAGGTCATCTGTCAAAATCGCCATCGCTCTTTCGTATTCGGGACCAACGAAAAGCATATCATCGGAGTAACGAACATAGAAGCCATCCAATTGACTTAACTTGGAGTCAATATGGTATAGAAGGACATCGGCCAACCACGAGGCGACAGCGCAGCCCTGCTTCAATGACTGATATTTTTGCAACAGGTTGCCGTCTGGGTCAAAGTAATAATCGCTGTGATAATACTTTCTTAGCACATCAATCAGTGCAGAGTGACCATATTGGGCTTCTACCATATCAAACGACTTATCAATAAATTCGATGGGCACGCTATCGAAATACTTGCTGAGGTCAGACTTCCAGCCAATTACATCACCCTTAGTCCCGCATATCGTTCTTGAAACTTCTTGAACTACTTTTCCACAACCAGTACCTTTCTGATAGGACTTACAACTCTTGTGAACCATATCCGGAGTAAGTTCAAAAAGAAGATCGTTGGCAATGCTAAGAAGTATGCGGTCCATCGGTTCGTTGATATAGACCGTTCTGAACTCACCGTTGTCCTTTGGTATCTGTGCTGTATGAGGAGGGGCAATTTCATATTTGCCATCCTTGATAGCCTGATACATTTGACCCCTCACTTCGGGCTTCGCTAATTTGCAAAGGTCTCGTCGGTTTATGTCTTTGCCGACACCCTTATCAATAGCATATTCCCATCGAGGCAACTCAAAGAATTTTTCTAATATAATATCTGCCATGTCATTCTGATATTTTATCAATTTGGGTTGTGCATGTGTTAATGTCGCAAACATCACCAGAATCAAGCGAAATATATTCGGTTTGTGCCACAGCTAACGCATGAGCCTCTTCTTCCGATTTCGCAATCACTTCTGCTTGCAAAACCACATCATAATGCACATTTACATAGTATTTTTGTGTCATATCACAATAGATTAAAACCACCGTAACAAATGAGGCGTTTCCCAGTAATAATGTTTCTCCGGGCAAACTCTTCTAAGAGCAGCGATTACTGTATTTTTCTTTGCGGTATTTTTCAAGTATATTTGACCATTACTAAGTGTGTAATCACGGCCTTTCTTCAATCCATGAAGGGAGAGAATTGATGGAGCACACTGTTCAACTGTAGGAATAATGTTATCTTTCGCTTTTAACATCGGACATCATTCTATTCTGCATTTTCTCCCATCAAGTCCACCGCAAGACCATTTGGGCATCGCTCATCAAACCAATGCCAGACATCAAAACGATAAGTGCCGGCAGGAAAACACAAAAACGGCTTTTCTATTTCATCATCATTGTTGATGGGGATTTCAGAAAATCGTTCCCACAATTCAGAAAGAGTGGCAAGGCCGGTATGGTCTTCGCAATCTTCGCACCATGTATCTTCCGTCTCAGCCGGAGTGTTTACATCAGAACAGTATTTGTTCGTGTTTGCATCCACCCATGCCATTACTTGAACATTAGTACCGCCACATTCAGGACAATACAAAGTATCTAATGTATGTTTCATATAATCTGATTGTTAATATTTCCACCACAAACTTCTACATTATCCACAAGGTATGGGCAGTCTTGCGGAAGTTGCATTTCCACTTGTGCGCACTCAAGCTCTTCAGCAATTTCTCCGTTAGATAACTCATAGTTGTCAGGTACAGACAAATCTACACGCACTGTTAGATAAATAGCTCTACTTTCCATATTGAAATTTTTTATAGCCGGGCCAGAAAAACTGGCCCGGCAGGAAGAATAAAGATTAAACTGATAGGGCTACAGCAGGGCGAACCACGATAGTGTTGAACTTGAAGTAGCTGCCGGAACCACTGCCGAAGTACACGAACCACGAGTAGTAGGCACTGAGCTCAGTGGATGACCAGTACCACTCTTTTCTCATCGGAGAACCACCAACAGCCTCCAGCGCCTTGTTGACTTCCTTTATATTCAGCAGAATGAGATGCAACTGGGCGAGAGATGGAATATACTGTCCTTCTTTCAGGTCAATCTTCGGATTCAATGCCTCACCATAGTCCTTGGTATTGGCTTCACCATCCCAGTCTGTGATTGCATCGAAGAAGTCTGAGTGATAAAACTCCGGAGTGCCACTTATTTCATCTGCGGTAAGAGCAACCTCTTCACCATCAGCTGCGTCGTGAAGCGCAACAGTCGCGATTTTATCACCCATTTTGACAGCCACGCCAATTACCTTGTCGGCGATTGACTTCGGGTCGTCAGTAGATGTGAGGTGTCCACCCTCCAAGACGTAATACACACCGTCTGACCAGAACTGTTGCTGGAATGAAGCCGGAGCTTGTTCATCACCAGTTACGAAATTGTACACTTTCTTTGCTTTCTCAACATCGAAGTTGAGGTTGGCTACGATAGCCATTCTGAGCTTTTGAATCTCTGTAAGATTTGCTGCCATTGTAATTTGAATTTAATTGTAAATAATAAATTATTCGTTCTCTTCTTTCAGAGTAGGAATTTCTAAATAAGCACAAGCCTCTCTAACATTCTCAAGGAACTGAGGGAAGAAGTCTTGCCATTCCAGATATTTTCCAATTCTACTTGCAACCTGTTGAAAATCGCCATCAGAAATTTCCGGATCATAGCCGGCATCGGAAATATCTTCTCGACACAAGCTTACTACTGGCACCTCACAAACAGGCGGCTCTGTAGTAACATCTTTCACATCGTTGGTCTCTGGAATCTCATCTATGATATAGCTAAGATGTCCAAACTCTACATCATCAAGACGCATTTCTTCATTGCCATATTCTTTATCATATCCGTAAATCTCAAGGATGCCATCTACTACCGCTACACGAGTGATGTAGCAATCACAGTTAGACTCCCAATGACTATCTCCGGCCATCACAATTGGCATTTGAACTCCTTCTACGTTTTCTCCGTCTTCTGTCTGGAAGCGAAATTCGCCTCCGTGGGCAAGAACAGCCTTTTTAAGTTCCTCTCGCTCTAAGGCTTCAAGCTTTCTGTACTGTTGATAAAAATTTGAATGTCTCATTTTATATTTGGGTCTGGTAAATTTTCAAGTATATCAAGAATACCTCCCAACGAAACATGGTCAAGCTGGATGGTATCTTTGAGATCTATGCAATCATATTCATCTATGCCGTAAAACTCGATGCCATGATTGCCAAGGATAACCGATGTCACATAGAAAGAACCCTGCCGGCCTTTGTAGTAAGTGTAAGCGTCAACAAGAGGAAGTTCTAATTCACTCAGGTCATCAATCTCGGCAAGGCTTTCATCGTTTTCATCGACAAAATAATATGCACCGCCGTGAGCCTTGATAGCATCCAGTAGTGTTTGATTTGCGTCGTCCTTCAGTGAGAACCAACGCTGGTTCAAATTCTCTATGTTCATAATCTTAATCGTTGATAGGGTAATGCCATTGGGACCAATAAACTTCGTCCCACATAGAATTTTGAGGGTCGTCGCCCTCTTCTAAATCTTGCTCAAACTGTTCTTTGTCACCATCGTAACTTCCATCAATAGCACAGCACTCACAGCAAAAGAAACTGCCAGCAATGTAGTAGCCATCAAATACTGGGAAACCACAATGCTCACAGATACGCAAATCACCAAGAGCGTCATCTTGTTCATACGAATGAAGAATTTCGACAACGGTCTGATTATACATTTCGCCCCATTTGCTGAGAGAGTCATAATTGACTTCCGGACCCTTGGGCGCAAATGGATAGTGCCGGAGCTTCAGAGTTTCTTCCCGCGCTTTATCAAAGGCAACCGCAATAGAATCACCCTCATGCCTCCAATACATAAAACAGTCGTGGCAGAACTTCGTAAAGATGTCCTGCCACTGTTCATTGGTGAATTGATTCATATCGTAATATTTATTCGGGTTGCCAGTCTGTATCAAGCTCGTAGTCACCTGTCGGCTCAAATGTACTCCTGGGAATTTCTTCTTTCTGCATCATTTCATCTACGATGTCGTATGCTTCATCCTCAGAAGACGCTATGACTCGAATTGACCGGGCAAAATCCCAGTGAATATCGACATTTACATAGGTCGGCGGTAAAGGACATTCATCAGCAAAGCAGCCATACCATTGCAAAAGGGTTTCTGCATTGTCATATTTCTGATGCTGTAAGTCAAGATAAGTATCTTGTATATAGTTGCTAACTTTATGCTTTGAAGCATCAGGCTCGTTGGCAAACCGTTTTTTTGCCATCGTCACAGCCTTTACCCATAAGCCATCCTCTTTAGCTCGCTCTTCACAATAGCTGTCCCAAAAGGACGTAAAGAAGTCGCAGACCTTTTCAGCCTTGATGCCAAAGTTGTTCTCATAATCAGAAACAAATATGCTTCCGAGTATTATTTGTTGACGGAGGGGCCACAGGTATTCATCCTTCAGCCACCCGTTTTCATCGAAGCAGTCTTTTGTTTTCATATTTTTGCAAATGTTATAAGAGCCTGATACATTTGCTCTCCGAGGTCATCCCAGCTAATCATTTGCTGAAGGTCTTCGTCGTAATTGGCAGTTTCGCCAGCGAAAAAATACGCTTGGTCACGTATTTCATCAGCAATAGCCTGACGTCGAAAATTATTAGGCTCCTGTTTATAATCTTCAAGTAGCTCTGATATGGGAGTTTTGAACTCACCACATACCAAACAAATGTATTCCATATCGCTTGGTCCATCGCCTAACAGGTCGAGCTCTTCTCCGTTAGGTAGAGGAAATAAAAGTTTCATTAGTCAAATAATCCTGGAATTGCAGGCATCGCAGCAAGCGCAGCCTTACGTTTTTGTTCTTTTTCATGCTTCTCGACATAATCGAGGAACTGTTCTTTGTAATCATCCCAATCAATTACAATCCAGTAAGGCCATTTGCCTTTATCGGGATTTTCATATCGCATAGGATGTGCTGTAGCATAATCGGTGTAGAGCGAACCATATTTCAGATAAATCTCCCATTCCTCTTTTGCCTCGTCCGTTTCAGGTTCTACACAATGATAGTCAGTGCTTTCTTCAACATACATATAGATGGACTCATTCAAGCCTTCAATTTCTTCTGGAGCCATCAGGCTGAGCAAATAGCCAAGAAAATAACTGGTATAATGATCGTTTGACGGGTCTTTCATCAGTTCAAACCATTCTTCAATGTCGTTACTCATAAAGGATATGAAGCCGCTGCAACTCGTATGATACTTCTTAATTAGAGCCGCAAGTTCAGTGAGATACTCCGGCAAACTTCCTAATTCTTTCAAGCGTTTAACGAGTGCATCGTAATCAGGAACCTCGAAGGTTGCGAAAATTCGGTCAGTAGTGAAATTGTACTCTTTGGGAGAGCTGACATAGCAACCAACATATTCCATCGGAACACCAAGACAATTTTTAATTATCTCAGCATAATCATCAGCAAATAGTTTTGCAACTTTATCTCTATAATCGGGACCAAAGCCCCAATCATCAATGAGATTCAGACTTTCAAAATCTTCATACTCACCATACTTCATTTCATGGATTTCCGTCCATTCATTTTCGCCCTGATCCCAGATACCTTGATAAAAACCGGTAAAGCTGGGTACTTCTAAATCTAATCTCATAACTTAAAACGTATTAGGGTAAAGTGTTCTGGCAATACGATATGCAAGTTCCTCATAACACAGCCAGCAAGTAAAAGTGTAATGGGGCTGGTGGTCTTTATTCTGAATGGGTTCCCCAAGCTCTTCTTCAAAGTCTTCTACAAACGCTTCCAAATCATCAATGTGCTCAATGTAAAACCGTTTGCAATCAGAATGGTACACAAACATGCCTATCATTCCAGATACGCAACCTCCATAAGAAAGGTCATGGAAAAAGCCATACGGAGTATCATAATTCTCTGAATGACCAGCCATATCTTCAATCAGTTCGTCCACAAAATCATACTTTTCAGTATAAGCTTGCTTGAACATGCTGATTAAGAATGTTTCAGTGTCCGGAAGGTCGTCAGTAAGAATAGAACGGTCCGCACGATAGCCAAAGAAGTGCTCGTAAATTTCCTCCGCATCCTCCTCACCCTTAGCCATCAGCCAATCGTAAGGTGTTTCTCCTTCATCAAGATAATCCTCAATGGTTTCTTCTTCGCCGATAAACAATTCCATTAGGCGTTTTGAGTCGTCTTGGTGGTCTTCAATATATTCTGTCCACCAGTTAATTACATATTGTTCAAATGTCTGTTCCATGTTTTTTAAGAATTTGGTTGTTCCCAAAGTATTTCTTTATTATTCGCTTCAGACAAGGCATCGGACAAATTCTTTATCATTTGTTCGCACTGCTCCATATCTTTCACGACATCAGTCAGGCGATACGGAGCTCCGTTTTTGCCATGTCCATCAGGGCCGACCCAAAGCATAGCTTCCTCGTCCGGGTCATACCCTTCATAGTAGTTATCAACTTCCTCAATCAGGGTATAGATGTCATAATTTTGCATCGTAGCCCAGAAACAAAAGTCTTGTCCAAAATCGGTGTACTGGGAGAATGTAAACTCAACATCGTCACCATTGATCTCAGTGCTCACGGAAAATCCTTGACTTTCCGCGATTTCTATAATGCGGTCAATAAACTCTTGCTGATTCATAGTTACTGGTATTTACGATATTCTTCAACTTGGTCAATGTCGTCCATGCAGTTCCACCAGTCCATGAAATCTTCAGTAGCCTGGTCCCAATCACGGTCTTCTGCCCATTCCTGAGCTTCCTGCACTTCACTCTGTGTGATGTCTTTTTCCAAATGCGCTTCGTCGGCATAGCCAAGCCACTGAGCGATGGTATCGAAATCAAACCAGAAAAAATCATTGATGGCCGTATCGGTCCAACCTTCAGCCGGTTCAATTTCTTCCATCATTTGCTCAACCGTATCAAATTGTTCATCAGTCAGCAGCTCGGCACGGTCTTTGCCTCCGCTCCAAAAATTGAAGTTTGAGAGGCTTTCTTCTACAAAGTATTTCATATTATTCTTTACTTATTTCATCCAAAATTCGTTGCATCTTAGCTCTTACTCCAGCTGGGGAGTCAAAAATCCCCATCCATTTTTTATTTCCTCGTCCGAAAACTCATGGATATACGTCAACAGCCCAACTCTTAGTGCTTCGATAACATAAACGCTTGCAAGTGAATTTCCATCCAAATTGCAAGCGTTTACTATTTTCTGCTCATTAGTAAGCGGTTTTTTCTGTCTCATCGCTAATCAGTGATTAAAGTATTGATAAGCCACATCAATTGCAGCCTGACATGCTCGCTTGGTGCGGTATTTCCCGTGACACAGGTATGAACTCCAGCAATGACGCTGGGTGTCATAAACGCACCACCATTGCTTTCCATCAATAGCAGTGCGTTTTTCAGGGATAAAACGAGGAGTGTCCATTTTATGCTACTTCTTTTAATCCGTGCTCAGAAATCACTTCGTTAATGAGCTCTTCTGTTTCCATAAAGAACCCCCAACATGAATGAACCTCTTCCCAGTCAAAATCATCTTCGTCTTTACGATTTGGGTCTTGGAAATGCTTCGTATATAACACTTTCTCTTCCAGAACATAGCCTTTGACATCACCCCACATCCACATGCCAATACATTCGACTTCCCCATCAATCAATGCGTCAATTTTGGTTTTCCAATCGGTAGTGTCAGTGTTGACCATTTTTGAGTATCGCTCCTTTGTACAAAAAGCTATACCTTCAACATAATCCCCTTGACCGTACCCAGTTGTGGACCATTCTTTGACAAATATATCTTTACCTAAGTCAGAAAGAATCTGAACCAGTTCGTCACACTCCAAATCTTCTATAAACTGGTCCGTATAATCATACGTGTAAAGGTCTGAAGGAGAAACGCTGAAAATTTCTTGATAGCCTTTATGTTCAGCGTATCGTGAATTATTGCACCATTCCAAATACCATGTTTTATCATGCTTGTCGTATCTCATCCGATAACCGTCAACCTTGCCTTTCTTAAAATAATTCAGCAAATCTTTCCATTCAACATGCTCGCCAATAAGTTGATGTAGCGCATCTGCAAGTGAATGTCGGCTATCTCCGTATTTACCAAACACTTCTCTCCAATTGCACGCATCAGACAGTCGGGCTGAACGGTCATATTCCCACAAGAAACATGCTGCCATATCCCAATCTACACAAGGGCACATTGGATCTGGATCATAATAAATATTGATACGATGGTTGCCTATTTCTTTTGTTTCTATCAATAAATTGTTGCTCATAATCATGTCTGTTTTATTGTATTGAGGGAATAAAAAACACCGCAGCCCAAATAATCAGACTGCGGTGCCAATCAAAACTCTCAAAACACGTTCTTACTCTTCAAAAGGTTCACCGGTAATCATGGACATCACTAATTTGTGAGCCCGTATCATTCCTTCACGATAGCCACGAGCGTAGCCTTCACGATTACTCAGGTAATACGGAATATTCTCAGCCCACTCACGAATTTTAGCCAAGATTTGCGCTTCAGAACATTCCTCAGAATCATCTTCGCAAATTGTACGCTCATCGTTGTAGTTATCTATAACCCACTTCAAAAGTAACCGGCGGTTTTCGTTTCCAAGCTCAGCATAAAACTCTACCAGATAAGCATTAGAGTTCTTGGTTCGAGTTGCAATATGCCATTTAGAAAGAATGTGATCAAAATTGCATGTCCATTTAATTTCTGTGAGAAACACAGGAACAACCTCAAACTTCTTTTCTCCATGAATGTTAGTCCACTCGTGTTCAATACTGGGATAGTTCCAACCAAAGAATATCCACTTATTTATGGCTTTTATAGCCGTTTTTATTGATTCTGTCATAAATCCACCTCCTTAATAAAATACTTTACGCCATGACCACGCTCTGAATCGCAGTTGTAATACCGAAAGGCGTTTACCAGTTTGTCAAAATCTTTTTCGCTGGATTCTTCTATGTTAATTGGACAGGGGCTTTGCCAAGCGTTGTCCAATCGCATCATGTCCTGAATCAAGTAAATGGTGTTTCCTGTGTTGAACTTGATTCGTGCTTTCTTCTTGTCAATGCGGACATAGTTCACGCCGTGCATCGTATATTCTTCGTGCATCATATCTGTTACATTTTAAGTGTGTGATGCCCAGCCATATTTAGGATTGAGCTGGACGGAATTGTTCTCTTGATACCCGCTTTCGGGCCAGCCATGAAAAACAATGGCGCCATTCAACTGGCATTTCCCATTCACCATTTCAGCAAAGGAGAACTCATTGCAACGCTCATTATACCAAATAGAAACCTTGTGGTCTTTAGCTTGCTGGCGATGATTGTGAAAACGCTTCAGGCATTTCAACAAACTATCATCACTATGACTACGGCAATCCTGGATAAGTTCCTTTAATTTGCAGAGAGAGATGCCTCCTATTTCCACCCGTACTTTGAATTTAGTAGGCATTTTTTCATTTTCTTGCTCCCATGTCGCAATTGCCAATTCAATAGCGTCTCTTGCGATATTGCGAGCTTGTTCTAAACTGATTTTTGTCACATGGTCTTTGGTGACAAAATAAATATCCTCAGTTACTTTCATGCCTGTGGGCCACAAATAAGCATGAATCCAGCTGCAACTCTGTGCAATATCGTACCGAAACGCTTCATTATCAAAGTAATCCTTTCTGATTTCCGACAAGCGAATAAGATAAGTGTGTGACCGATGTATCATCCACAAAAAAGGGAAAGCGTTCACGCCTTCCTTGATGATATATTCTTTGTCGTACTTCTCAAAATCAGACTGGAATGATGTCATAGTGTTAGCTACAATTTCAGCCATTTTGTTTAATATCTTTGTAATCATACGCTTAGATACTTATTGTTTTACGATACGACAATTCTCCAGTAAAGCCGCGCCTACGAAGTTCGCCGCATAATGCTTCGTCTGAGAGTTCCATGACATTAACGATATTGCGCCTTGATGTAGTCGTTTTTGTAAGGCCATGCTTTTTACATGTATTACAACGGTATGAGAGACCATCAGCTGCTTTGCTATTCTTGCTAAATTCGGATATGGGCAATGTTTTCCCGCATACCCCACATATTTTTGTCTGTTCCATATCATTTATCTTCTATTATTATAGGCTTTATGGCTCTTAAACCGCACCGTGAGCTCCATCTTCCCATAGTGCTCCTTTCAATATTCAGATCCGGGTGCTGACATGCCCAAGCTACCACTTCACCAAACAAACCATCTTTTAGCCATTTTTCTTGAGAGTACTCTTCAATTACTTTTTCTACTTCTTTTCTCTTATCTCCATTGAGAATGAGAAACATTACCCCAACACCATCCGCACCTTTGAGAACTATCGCGGTTTCGTACATATCTCTTGCGAAACTGACATACCCAGTACCAAGGTCAAGAATAGAGTTGTGAGCAAATATCCTGATTCCAGAAACGTCAACTGGTTTCTGTTCTTCAAATTTCATTTCCATATTGCTAATAATTTATTTGATGACATTGGTCTAATTTCTTTTGCATTATTCTGGCATGTGATGACCACCATAGTTTGTACACTGGGGTTTCAATGTTGAAGTAACGCTTCCAGAAGTGTTTTGCAATCCATAACAAGGACCTAACAATCACACGGCAAATAACCATGAGAATGTCGCCAGTGAGGGATAATATGCGAGACTTGAGTGTTTCTGAGTTTTGATTGTTGTTCGCCATAATTAGAAATTTTCTGAGTTTTGAACGAATGTGAATACTTGTTGCCAGTGGCAAGAAAGACTGTCATTTAATACAAGCGCCCCGACCATTTCCTTGCCGGATTTTATTGAGCCAATCACGCTTTGATATGTCACGGAGTCCACGACAATTTCAACGTCAAACAGGTTTGCATCGGCATCATCGTAACGGATGCAATATGCGCCGTCACGCTCATACTCCTCCAGAACATACTCGGAGCTGAAGAACATACCCGACACAGGCTCATTTTCCTCCAGATATGTTTCTTTAGTTGCGGGTTTACTGAGTATTGCCATGCACTCAATGTGAGCTGACATAAGTTGCGCTCCCACGACTATCGCCAAGAGAGCGCAGAAAATTGTTGAGGCTTTCATCTTCATTTGTGCCGGGAGTTTGCATAGTTTGTGTACACGCCATTGCTTGTGCAAGTGGCAACCAATATCGCTTTGTGAGGCTTGCCCCACAGGGAATATCTTACTTTTTTCATTGCTTTTTGGGGTATAAAAATAGCCGCAACCAGATTGCTCCGGTTGCGGCTATTGACATGATTATGAACTATTTTATAACGCTTCTAAAATCTTTCTCGCTCTTGCTTCCACACGACACTCAAACATAAGTTTCTCAGATTTAATGCGCTGGGCATTGGCTTCCTCAAAACTGATACGACACCGACCAGCCTTCTTGCTTCGGATAGGTCGGGCAAGGTCGTAAAATTCCTGCTCTTTCCGTCTTGCAGTTTTGATACGGCGATATTCGGCATCAGACATGGGCGTGTCGTATGCTTGTGAGCAAAGCGGGGCTGTGAGTGTGCTATATATGCGCTTCCAGTTGTCCCAAGTTACCAAAGTTGAGCCTTTGCCAACCCAAGCAATAACATATCCGCTTTTAAGCATCTGACCGAGGTGCTTTGCGTAACAAACCTGACGCATCACAGGCTCTATGCGCACTTCCTTTTTGCCCTTCATGCACACCATGACTTCCTGGCTCGTCTGTATGTTTGCATCCAGCGTTTGCCAAAATTTTTGTGACAATTTTTGTCCAAGTCCTGCCGCCATATCATAGAGCATTTCCCACGCTTTTTCGCTTACATGGGACGTGTATTTTTCCGCATCTGTCGGGGCGGTTGTAATGCTTTTGAGCGCAGATATTTGCGCATCCGAGAATATATTTCCGAGTTTCATGTTCTTTGAATTGACCGGCTCCTTGGACCGGGGGAAAATCTGAAAAAGTTACGCGTTTAGGGCTTTGCTACCACGTTGCGACACACAACAAGTGGACGCGAATGTAACGCACGACGAGCATATATGTGCGAGTGGGCGCATTGCCTATGTGGACGCAATTTGCGAGTGGACGCACAACGCATTGTGGGCGTGTGTGCTTGCATAAGAAAGCCACTCAACCCCGAAGGGCTGAGTGGCGGTCGTATTGCGGTCGGTAAGTTATGCGGCTTTTTCGTCGGTTGCACTTTCAGGGACTTGTACGGGTGCCGGTTCGGTTGCAGTGCCCACAGCGGCGTTGTACATGCTCTCAGCCTTGGCGAGGATAGCACTACGGAGGTTGGCTTGCTTTGCAATAGCCTTTGCCGTTGTTTTGAGCAATTCGGAGAGTGCTTCACCCTCAGCCGTGAGCAGGGGCGAGGTTTTCTTGACGTTCAGGTTGGTGTGTCGGAGCAAAAGTCCGTCGTCAAGCGTGAGTGCATTTTTGAGCTTGCCCTCGCTGTCGGTCTTGTACACCACGTTACCTGCAAGCCAACGTGTGAACGTGCTCTTGGCGGTCAGCTTGGTTTCGATTTGCTCACCGTTCACAACCACGATTTTGAAAGCCGTGGCGAAGCCGTTACGCTCTTGTGCGTCTGCCACCATGAGAGCGAGCAGGGGGAGCAGGATGCCGTCACCAGATGCACGGCGTACACCTTCGACCGCCATAAACTCGGTCACTTCTTGCATCTCGCCATCGATGCGCTTCTTTGCGTTACGCAGGAGCACCGCTGCATTTGCGGGCATTGTGTTCACGTTGAGTTCGCCGAAAGTTACGTTGAACTTGATGTTGTTTGCGCTGTTTGACTTGTTCGTTTTAGCCATAATCATGTCGCTTGGTCCTTGTACCTGTGTGTAGCCCACACACCGCTTCCGTGTGTCGGGTGATTGAAAAATTACGCTTGACTCTGCCTGTCGCATTGCTACAAAATGCAATTTTCGCCTTGTCACGAGCGTACACAATTAGGACAGAAGTCCGTATGTACGGGGGCATTAAGCGTGTCAGCATGACTATGCAGTTTAGACCCTGTTACCCTATGCGTACTCAATGCGTCAGACGTAAATTTCCGCTACTCTCCGAGGGCTATCTTGTGCTCACGTTGTGCGCCATAAGGCTCACACAACGCTTGTCGCATAATCAATCATGTCAAAGAACTTGTTGCCGTACTTTCGGACACCTGCCGATGTCGATTTCGGACGTTGCAAATATAGGGTCGTAAGTTGTTGATTTCCAAACATTTTTGCGAGAAATTTTTGAAAAACTTGGCGCGTGAGGCAAAGCCGGCGCGTGAAAAGTTTCGTGGGCAGAGGGCGCGTCAAAATGGGCTCGTCCACGTGACCTGGGCATGGACGCCTCATAGTGGGCGCACCCATTTTGCGCATCCACCTCCACGTATCATGGGCACCCACAAAACACTCACGAAAATGTGGCCACGTAAGCACGTGCGCACCCATAAATTCACGCAAATTTGGCCGTCCATTCGCACCCATATTTGGACGCACGTGGTAGCCCACAAATTGCGTCCACACGTAACCACTCGTCCACACGATTTTGGGCATCCAGACATATCCACGCACTCCCACATTTGTCCACTTTCGCCCATAAAGTTTTGGGCACCCAAACAACGGATGGACTCCCACGTTTCAGGCAATCTTTGGGCGACCACGATTTTTGTGGGCTGTCAGGCACTATTCTGGGCATCCACAAAAATTGGGAGCCAACGCACACTCTTGGACATCCAAAGCCGACAATCGTTGGGCATCCACACATAATCGTGGAAGCACACGAGTTATTGTGGGTAGCCATGCGATATTATGGGCGACCACAAAATTTCCTAAGCGTCCACGAGAAGTTATGGACGCTCATACGTGATATGTGGGCATCCAGTGTGTATCGTTTTGCGCTCCCACGTGTTACAGGTGGACTCACACGTTATTTGCATGGACACACACGAGACCTCATGGGCGTGCATGACGGTACCCCTTGGACGACCACACGCAACATTATGCGCATCCACACACGTTATATCGGGCATCCACGATATTTCGTGGGTACCCATCACGCTTGCCTGGTCGCCCACGAAAAAATTGGAGCCTCATGCGTTTTGTTGGGCTACCACGTGAACTCTCTTGGGCTCCCACGTGTTGCGTCGTGGATGCGTATGTCACGCACGTTGGCACCCATGCACATACACGACACGCATTGTGGGTGTGCATGACTGCGTATGGGCACGAGTGAGCGCACACTTGCACGGATGGGCGCGTATATGCACACGCACACACGAATATGGGCACGCATATACGCTATATGGGCGCACACGCGCGAGGAACGGCAACAACCCCCTACCCAAAGGGTAGAGGGCGATGCAGCAACCGACTTGGCGATGGTTTATAGCTTTGCTATAACGGCTTCGATGAGGGTCTTTGCCTGTTTGGGTTCGGCTTTGCCCACAAGTTTGTCGAAGTCACCCGAAGGGTGAAGGCTGAGGAACACCGTCTTTGCGACCTCTTCGAGGTCGAGGTTTGCGAGGGCGGTGTCTTTTGCGTGCTTGTAGCCCTTGCGACTGGCAAAGCCAGCGAGAAGCGAGTACGAGTAGGGACGAATGTTCGGTTGCAACTTGTTTGCAAGTTTCTGGGGTTTGCCGTTTTTGTCGATCGTTTTGCCAAAGGCAAAGCCTTCGTTTTCATCCTTCCCAAAGGCTTCGCCTTTGACTGCCATTGCGAGCAGGGTTGCCGTGTGGTCAAAGACCACAGCCCACATTTCGCGAGTTTCCACTACACGAAGTGTAGTGCCCTTTTGGGCATTAGCGGTTTCGGACTTGGTAACAACTACGTTGTTAGCGACTACGTTTGCGGTGTTTTTTGCAGAATTTGCCATGATTTGAAAATTTTGATTTTGCCGAAACCCGTCGGCGGCGGTTTGTCGTGATTGACGGTGCAAAGGTAGGGTCGAAACTGTGCGAGCCACGTGCCTGTCTCTTCGCCTGTTTCCGCAAGCATAATGCGCAGGAGAAAGGGCGCGTGAGAGTCTTAGCGCGTCCAGCGCGAGTTTCCCTGCGTGTGTGTACAGCCATGCGCTTGCCCACACAAGGGCGCAACACACGAGCGTATGGGCGAGCACACACTTGCACGTCATGGGCGTACACTCAGGCGCAGTTGGGCGCATTATGGGCGTGCATGACTGCGAGTGGGCGTAAGTGGGCACGCACGTTACGCATCTGGGCGCACTTGGGCATCCAGGCACGTTATCGTGGGCGCACATGTACACGCCCATGCCCGACCGCATACGCAACACGCTGGCACTCATGCACTACCACGCACACATTATGGGCGCACAGTAGTCGTGACCGCACACACTTAGGCACAACGGGTGGGCGCAGGAGGGAGTCCGTGTGTGAGTGGCAATTTCTTTCAGAAATTGGGGTGCTGGGAGGGGTCGCACAACCGCCCATGCGCTTGCCTGAGTGCCCACATGAGCGTACATGGGCGTAAACCCGAAGGGTTTCACTTTTGCACAAAGTGAAAGTCGCAATGTGTTGATTTTCAAGCATTTGTCGCCTATCGTATGGGGGCGCCCACGCAGGATTGCTACCACGTGCCCACTCGCGGTTGTTAATCGCGCACGCACGCAAAAATACGCGGGTGGGTGTGCCCGATGGTGGGGATTCCATACATATACTCCGGCCCAATTTTTCAAATCCGTTTTTCATAACAGAATTACTGGGTGCCTAAGCAATGTCCCACTGCCACTCATTCCTGTTAGAACGAAATCCTTCCAGTAACACATTATTATATATAAGCTTATCATCTCTAAACCTGTTGCTTCCAATTTTTCACCTTTGCCATATACAATCTCCTAATATGTTAATCTCAAAATTTTCCCAGGGCCCATTTTTTCAAATCGTTTTTTGGAATATAACGCTTATTTTCCGATTGCTATTTGCACACTTTCCAAAATTATGAGTACCTTTGCACAAAAATTGATATATTCATAATCCCATAGCAATGAAATCACAGTTTCAGACCCTATCTTTTCTCTCTAATTATGCCCCGAAAACATCATTAGACGCTGAATTTATAAATTCGTTCTTAGTACAACGCTTCCAGATTACCCCTAAAACCCCCGTATTCGCCCCAAATTCCGACGCAAACCTTATAGACGTGCAATCTTTCGTCTCGTGGTTTGAAAGTGGCTTAAACGCGCTAAAAATGGCTCGTTTCAAAAATGAAGTTGTTTTGCTGGGTAATTGCACTCTTGAGACTTGTGAAATCATCGGCGCTCTTCTTGATGACGGCTCTATCAGCACTGAAATCCGTACCGTTGCCAAAGAGGAAATATCTGATGCCTCTAACGAAGACATCCAGCAATTCTATGATGCCCTCTTCACAGCCAATCTCCAACCTGATCCCAGCAAGCTCCGTCTCGTTCCCAAATATATTCCCAATCCGGGCGACCGAGTAATCTTCTACGATTATTCGCTGGAAGTTCAAGGTGTTGGTGTGGTTCGCCATATCGATTCAGAACATGATGTAATGTTCTATTGCTATTTTACCTATCCGACCACCGACCACCCCAAACAAATCGGTTATTCTCTTGCTGAGACTCCAGGATATGACATCAGAACAATGGTATTCGAGAATATTGACCAAGACAACATATCAACCACGCTGGGGAACTCTACCAGTTGTTTTCGACGTCTTGGAAAAGAGTTGGAGAAAGTTGGAAAGGTCTGGAAAAATAAAACGCTAAGAATCGAACCGCTGGAAGTAAAAGTACCGATTGGAGAAACGTATTTTTATATCACGGACAAAATGGAAGTAAGACAAGAAAAAGAAAAGGGAACCCCAACATCACATCTCCGTTATCTGTCCGGTAACTATTTCACCACTCACAAAGCCGCCATGACAATGCTGAACAGATTTAACGAAATGCTGAGGGATTATCTCGCTTCTGATAAGTGGCCTGAACTGGACGATAAAGACAACGACTGAAAACAACAATGCCCGACAAGACTGGAAACAATCATGCCGGGCATTGCTATATGCTTCATGTATTATTGGAGCGCTTGATGTGCAATAGTGTCTGTATAACCGTTTCGCTCATTCCATTCCACCACATTCTCTGCTGAGAAGATGTACGCTTTCTTGTGTACTCCATCACAAGGCTTGTATTTGTTGCATAGAACGCCTGTGAGCTCATTATATCCCACGGATGATAAATTATAGCACCAAGGTTTCAAAAGATGGTCTGGAAGCCCGCCACCGCTTTCTAAGGCCGTTCCTCTGCCGTCGGTAAACTCATCAATCACATTTTCTTCGCCTGAGATAACGAAGTCACGATAGAAAGTCTTGATTGCAATTTCCATTGGAGAAAGGCTGGAATCATCGGCAGACAAGATAAGGCTTATGAGTTTTTTATTCTGGGAGCTCTTTGTTTTCTTATCTCCTCTGCTGGCAGTGAACACGTCATTGGCTTCAATATCATAGAAACGGTCAATTGCAACCCTCAATGCCGGTACCGACTTGTCTTGCATGGTACATGGAGTCCACTGGAAGATTTCGTATGGGTTAAAATCCTGGAATGTCTTGAATCCGAACTTGACCTCCCATTCGTTGTTGTCTCCATAAACATACTTGCCTTGTTCGACGGCCCCAACCATATCTTCATAGATATTTTGAGCAAGAGAATATATTTCATCTTGTGGAAGTGCAGCCCCGATCATCTCTTTCCAATCTGTTGACTGAGGTTCTTCTTCCACTTCACCTTCCTCATCGATTCTGCTGGAAGGATGATAGTGGTCACAATATAAATCAAAGACACCCCACCAGAATTGATACAGAAAGAAATCTACTGGGGATTTGACAACCTCATCAAGACAGTCAACAATCTCTTTAACCCTTTCAACCTTTATGAAGGGTTTGTTACGATAAGAGTTCCTTGCCCTCATCGACCTTTCTGCCCTTTTTAAGTTTTGCTGGGAAAGTTCTTCTATCTCCTCCGAATCTTCTTTTATATCTTCTGAAGGTTTATCAAAGTCTATAACCTCAACCTTTCCAAAACCTTCAAAACCTTTTTGAATATCTCTGGAATAATCTTCATCGGAATCTTCTATGACCTCGTTTTTTTGCTGCTCGTCCCGTTTATTATATATTTTATTATTATATATTATTACTGTCCTGCAAAAATGTAGGGTTTTTGATGCCAAACCCTGCAAAAATGTAGGGGTACCCCCTGCAAAAATGTAGGGTTTTTGAAGCTCAGTTTTGAGGCTTTCCGGAATTAAACCCTGCAAAAATGCAGATTTTATGAACTCAAAATGCCAACCCTGCAAAAATGTAGGGGGCAAAGATTCGCAAAACTCTTCAAATGTGGCATAATCCCTGCAAAAATGTAGGGTTTCTACAATCTCTTCTACAAAATCCTGCAAAAATGTAGGGTTTGCGTTTTGTGATAACAATGAGCCTTCCTGCTCAGCCCCCTGCAAAACTGTAGGATTTTCCATTTGTGATTCGTGAAATCCTACATTATTGTAGGGTTTTGAGTCCAAGTGTCTTTGAGACCCCTGCAAAAATGTAGGGTTTTGAGGTTCTGGTGTTGAAAATCCTACATTATTGCAGGTTTTAAGAGGAATCGAACTCCCAGTCATTCCCAGTAGTGCAGTTCTGCACCCCTCGTTAATAGTAATCTTACATTTTTGCAGGATTTCAGTTCCCTGTTTGGAAAAGTCCTTGCTGAATAATTTTTTATCATCCAGTGAGAGGGATTCGATATGTTGCACTAAGGTAACATATTCATCACACATGATGGTCATACCGTTCTTGTGCTTCTTGATGAGACCTAATTTTTCCAACCGTTCCATGCAGATTGGGATTGTGCGATATGCGTCGAGGCCGGTAATACGAGCCAGTTGTGCTGCCGAGATGATGATGGTTTGGTTGCTTGGCGATTTACTTAGCTGATTTCTTACAACATCTATAATATACTGGAATAGTACTCTGTCAGACGTATTAGAAATAAGTAAGTTGTTCGCATGGTAGTGCAAACCATACCCAGCCACCTGTGACTTTTCTGTATGATTAGTTGATTTTGACATACTTCATTGTCATTACTTTGTTAATCATCTGCTTTACTTTCATGTACCCATTTCTTTTGGCATATCGACCTACATTGGAGTTGTTTGGCACGAGCCAAGGATAATCATCTACAAAAGCTGCTGCCATTTCATCAAACGTCATTTCTGGCTTAAATTTCTTTTCCATATTAGATAAATTTTTGTTCATATACGAATAGGTTTATTTCCCCTTAATCGGTCAATTGTCTCATTTTTTTAACATTTGTTATATCATTGACGATACCCTTATTATCTTAATTGTTGCTTTTAGGTTTTATGACCTCTTTCAAATTATTGATTATATTGACACACTCCTGCGCTTTTTCATATTCTTCATTTGCTACAGCCCGTTGCTTGATGTCATCAATGAAAGGAATCATACAGACGACAATGTTCTGAAGGGCGTATGAAGTATGATTCATAAATGCGCCGGTCGTGCTGAACGATTGATTGAGGGCATTACACATTTCATTGAGTGCCCGGATTGTGTTTGCTTCTTTTTCGTTACTGTGGTCAACGTATTGCGCAACCTCTTTTAGAGTTTCTGTTACGATATTGAGGGCATTATTCGTTGCTCGCTGTTCGCGTTTCATGTCCAATACATTCCAAAGTATTGCCACGAGAAGGATATAAATGATGATGTTGGCCATTGTTATTGAATCCATATTTGTTTATGAAACTTGGGCAGTTTTCACCGCCAATTTGATAATCTTTTGGTATTATATTCCACGGTTCATCTGGTTCTGCGATGTCGGCCCGGTACCACAAGCAATGGTATCGGTCGAAGCATCCCTTTGATAGGCACATTTCAGCATTAAATCCGATAACCCTGCGGTATTCATCTCGTGTGATGAATTTGTATTGATCTGGAACCAACTGTGAGAGTCTTGCAGGAATTGCACCGCGAAGAACCATGCCGGTTGTTGCATATACCTCTTTGGTTCCGGTTTTCACGACGAATTGCAATGTCTTCGCTCTGGTTTTGCTGAGTGGCAGCAGATTTAATGAAGAGGTCAGTTTATACAGTTTACCACTGACAACAATTGTGTCTGGTTCCGGGGCGTTGAGCCAATTTATCCAGTAGGCACAATCAAAGCACATCTGCTCGTTTCTCATTTTGGAAACCAGCGGATTTTTGATTGAGCGGAAGGCTTCAAGGTCTTCTCGCTTGCCGCAATATGAACAAGTGATAAATGTATGCGCCATGCCCTTGTGGATAATGACCGGTATGTGTGGAATATAAAATTATGCAAGGGCACAACTGGGCGTGTGCTTCAATTTGGCGCCTTGATTAAAGGCTGATAGAGGCGAAGATTCCGGCCACCTCTTCTTGTGTGATTCCGATATAAGTCTTTGTGACCTGAATAGAACTGTGATTGAGAATCTTGTTGAGAAGAATCAAACTTTCGGCACTATGTTCGCTTTTGTCATAAACATATCTACCGAAGGTCTTACGGAAAGTGTGAGTGGAAAAATTGTCAATGCACAGTTTGTACTTATACTTGAACTCTTTGAGTTTAATATTTACATACTGAATGGTCATTGGTTTATCGCCTTGCGGAGATGCCATGATGTAGTCTTTCTTGTCCGGGCGTCCCAATAGTTCCCATAATTCATGGAAGTTTTTTTGAACCGAGGGGTTAAATGGAATCTGGCGCGTCTTTTTTGTCTTTTGCTCAACGATAGTTACTGATGAAACACCCAGAATATCTTTCCATCGAAAGCGAAGTGTATCTGATGCTCGACAGGCTGTACAGAACGACAGTCGGGCATACATTTCCCAGCGATAGTCTCCGTCTTTATGAAGGCAATCCAGGAATCTTGTGAACTCATCATAAGGAAGATGGTCACTGGTTGTAATTTGATTTTTCTGTCCCATATTATTTATACTTTCATTTTTGTGCTGCAAAGTTACATAATGAAAATGAAACCACAAAAAGATTTATTGAAAATCTATCTTTTTGCAGCAAATTATTTTTAAGGTAAGAGAAAAACCACTGACTAAAATGTGATATAATAGTCAGTGGTTCAATGAACAATAGCTCTTTATAACTGTTTGAATGTTTCAATTGTAAAAATTGGGATGCCGAGTGATTTTGCTTTTACAGCCTTGCTCGAAGACGAATTGATGTCTGCCACAATTAAATGGGTGGTGTTTTTGGACACACCATTAACCACCTCTCCTCCCTGTGCGGCAATTTCTGCTTCCAGTTCTTTGTCACGGACACCGGTAAAACAAATTTTCATTCCTGCGTATTTATTGCCTGTTGCTTTCTTCGGCTCTTCCATAGGGAGAATCTTTAGTTTATTGCGGGCCACAAAATCATAGAATGGCACAATGCCTTTAAGGAAGGATTGCATGGTTTTGTTTAGGGCAAGGAACTGAGGTGTCTGATCAAATCCCTCTTCAGTGAATACATAGCCATGTGTAAATGCAAATCTGTCATTTTCGGATAGATTTGAAACGATACTTTTTGCTTTGACTTGCCCTATACCCAAGAAACAATCGCTGGCGTGCATGAGCTTGATGATGTCAACGCCGTCGCGGATTTTTTTGTTGGCGGTCAAGATTACATTGGCTATTGATTCGCCAAATCCATCGATGAGCATGAGTTCATCAAAAGTGATGTCAAGAATCCGCTGGAGGGTGTCATATCCGGCCTTGAACATTTTGGCAATTGTTTCTTCACCTATTTGCTCCGCTTCCAGCGTGGTATAGAAGTGTACCACCTTGGCCAGTTGGATGCCTGGACAATTTGGGTTGGTACAAATCAGCTCAACCTTTGAATCATTCCATTGGGTAGGCTGGCCGCAATCGGGACAATATAGAAGACCGTCGCGTTGCTTTATCATCGTTTCAGCCGTAGCTTCTTCCATAACATTGAGAATCTTGGGAATGATGCCACCAGAACGAGTTACTGCAATGCGTGCGCCTGCCCCAATGCTGTTCTCAAAGATGTATTTAGCGTTGTAGCCAGTTGGATTCTCCATTGTGCAGTCATCGGTGTCAACTGCATCTATATTGACCACCGGTTTTAATGCGCCAGCCTTGCTAATATTCCATTCAATACCTTTTACGATTGTCTCAAATATGTCAGTAAAATCCGGGTGTTTGTAGGCTATTGCGTATAGGGGATTGCCAGTGGTTTGTTGCCGTCCGATAGTTTTCCAAAGCAGGATGTCATCCAAATAGATAACAAGCCCATCGATATAAAAATCCTTGCGCCATTCTTTGAATAATTCAGCAAGTTTCGCTTCGTTAAGTTCTGCAACAGTTACTACTGTGCCATAGATGTGTTGATGATATTTCTCACAAAGAGTTTGGAATAGTTGAGTGTAGGTTTGGAAATCGTCAAGATCCTGCTCGCTTACACCGTATCGGTAGAATGTGGTATGCCGCAAGAGTTCTGATGGCTCATCACGATTTATGAAGCCGGCTACGGTATTACGGGGAGATTTGAATTTCTTGCCTGTTGCATCTGAAGTCTTTTCAGCCAATTCTTGTTCCCATGTTTTACAATCGAAGACCAATTCTCCGAAAGTGTAGTGAAAGTTGCTTGCTCCATCTTTTTTGTGTGATGCCAATAAATCATAGTGCGGAGAACAGTCTTGACCCTCATTGTCGGCGCCACCTCTTGAATACACCTTTTTGGATATTTCATCTCTGAGCCAAGACACTCCATCAAATTTAGGAGTGATTACCAATTTGGCTGTTTCCGGAATAGCCATTGAGCTAAGCCATTGTTTGATGTCGGCTACTGATTTTACTTTGTTCAGCGATTTCATAGGAATTGGTAACTTCACTTTACGGTCTTTATTAACTATGGCCGGCTCTATGTGCTGAAACCATTTGTTGCCTGGGTCAAGCCCCTTCAGTTCATCAATCAATTTGTCGTATTCAGCATCCGATATTTGCGGTGTACCTTTGCGATATTCCTCATTGTATTTGGCTATTTTTTTAACGAGGTCGGCAATATATTTTTGAGTATTCATCTTGTATATAGTTAAGGGAGGATCAACAGACCCTCCCTGATTTACTGTAAATGTTTATTTGATACCGGTAGAGTTGAAACCGCCTTCACCACGTTCTGTTGAATCAAGGGAGTCAGTTTCCTCCCATTCAATTTTCACGTATTCTTTAGCAACGATTTGGCAAATGCGGTCGCCATTATTGACAATGAAAGGTTCTGTACCGAGATTGTGAACTATAGCCCCAACATCGCCACGGTAATCTGCATCCACCGTGCCAGGTGCATTTGTTAGGGTGATTCCATGTTTGAGCGCAAGCCCTGAACGAGGTCTGACCTGAAGTTCGTAGCCTTCAGGAAGCTGGATGTTGATACCGGAGTGAATCAGTTTGCGCTCACCAGGCATGATGGTTATCGGCTCATCAGTGAACGCACGAAGATCCATGCCGGCTGACATCGGGGTTGCATACTGAGGTAACTCATTGTTTGAGTGATTGATGACTTTTACTTTGATAGTTTTCATTTCTTATTACTTTTAGAATATTGTTTATATTTCATTCCTTTACGTGACATACTGGCTGTAGGATAGTATGTTCGAGTGACCCCGCACATTTTATCATATTCTTCCAATTTCAAAGTACCGTAATCGCTTGCCTCTATTTCAATGTCTTGAGCCAGAAATCGAAAATAAAGTCCACAGCTGGATATGCTGCGACCAGAGCAAGCCGAATAGATAACAGAGTTAGCTGTCTTAAAGGCTATGCCCGCAGCGGTCAATGAATGAAAGTAGCCAATAAATCTTTTAAGAGGACTAAAGACCAGAACTGGATTGCTGGTTTTATTGCTTAGATTTTTCTTCATAGCTACTTATCTCAGTAAGGACCTTACTGGATAAGCGGGAGCGTGCTGCCGATACAAGGTATGTATCTGAAACAGCGACCCCGTGCGCAAATAGCTCAAAAACTCTATCGCACATATATGCCAGAAAGTCAGGTTCGACAAATGCTATGAACAGAAACAGAAATGTTCCATCAATTAGAAAATGCCCTTCTTCGTTGATGAGACATATTTGATTGTCTCCAATTTCGTATGTATCGCAAAGTGATTTGATTTGATAGCGATACTGGTTAAAGAATGGCTGTATGGGCTTGGGCTCTGTCATTTGAGACAGATAGTGTGTGGCATCAAAATACGAGCGCCCAGATTCGCTTTGACCAAAGAGCAAGTTAGGAAATTCAGGAAAGGATTGCTCTTTACACTGGAGTTTGATTTCGCCTTTCCCAGTCTGACCCAACATCAGTTAAGGGAGAAATTCTCAACCTTACTTTTATGTACGTCAAGCGGCCAATAAATAGCTTCCGTCTTGTCAAATTTAGTGTCTCGGATTACGAAGTCCGACATAGTTTTACCCAGATGTTTGTTGATTTTCTCGTTTGCGTCTGCATTGGAAAGTGCCGGCACATAAAAATCTTCGATTGTTTTCTTTTCCTTGCCACTTTTTTCGTCAAGAGTTAGGAACATTACCTTGACCATATAAAGGCCAACTCCAGATGTTTCGTCCTCTTCAAAGAAGTTGCAACAAAAATCTTTTACTGTTTGCTCTTGGGCAAGAGTGTCGTTGAATAGAACATCGGAAATCTTGGTTTTGATGATTTCATAGTGAACGCTTCCGAATTGGGTGCGGTTCAGAGAAGATATGATTTCGTGTACCAGCATTTCAGCTTCGGTATAGCTCGTTGCCAGTATCAGTTCCTCAATCTTCTTTTTACCCAAAGCACCGTTTGGAAGCTCGACTGTACATTCCGTTTTTACGCGGAAATAGCTACGCTCTTTTTCTTCCATAATGTTTTGAATTTGAAGTGAAACTTGATTTGTCGCTGCAAAGGTACATAAAAAATTCAATATAACAATAATAAAATTAGTCTTTTTGATATAATATATTTCTATTATCGTTGATTTATAGTGATTTATAACAAAAACAACAAATAAGATTTTTATATTCGACTCTTTTTATTGGATAATTGTGTGTTTGGTCTTAAAACAAAATCATCTTGAATTTTCTATTCTTCAGAAAGTAAACATAGTAACAAATGGCTAACGCAGAATTATCAGATAAAGAGCTCGTCACGCAAAAGCTGGAAAGCATATTTATGACCAGCAAAAAAAGCGTGCAGGAGTATGTTAGGGAAATCGAGCGCAGATGTCGATTCCAATCTTCATATCGTCACCTACAGAACGGTACGGTGTTGGATGACCGTGGTCGTTTGATAGACATTTATGATGCTTGTGTGCAGCAAGACGCCCATCTGCGGGGTGTTATGGAAACTTTGTTCTCCCAGATTGTTGGAGAGCGGTTTATGATGGCAAGTCAAAATGAGAAAGGGAAATATACCAAAGACATAGCTGCTACCAGAAAAATTCAGAATACTGAATTTTTGAAGATTATACGTGGTATAGCAGAATCAAAACTATATGGCTATACAGGATTAGAGTTTTTGGTTAATCCAGAAGCAGAACGCGGTGGTATTCAGGTCAACTATGTGGAGCGTCGTAATATCTTGGCAGACCAAAGAAAAATTGTGCAGCGTCAAGGTATTTGGATGCCACAGTGGAGTTTTGATGACCCTAAATATTCTGACCACTATGTACTTATTAACAGTGGTGAATTGGGGCTGTTCTCGGCTGTCGCTCCTTTGATTTTGGCTAAAAAATTCACTTTTGCCAATTATGTCAATTTTTCTCACACATACGGTCAGCCTATTATTCATGGCAAAACTGAGTCTGAAAACACTGTTGACCGCAAACGAATGGCGAATGATATTGCGAGTGCGGCTCAAAATAAGGTAATTGTTACCGGCCTTAATGATGAGGTTGACATAAAAACATTCACCATGTCGAACTCTGAGCATGTGTTCACTGGGCTTATTTCAATTGTGGATAAAGATGTCTCCAACCTTATTCTTGGATCAGAGTCTATGGCGGGAGCAACCCAGTCGTATGTAGGCGCAACCAGAGCGCATGAGAATATCTTCAGAGACCGCATTGAGGTGTATCGCGATTACATAGAACTTGTAATGAACGAGACCGTAATACCTCGTTTGGTTCGTTTGGGCTATTTACCGGATGGACTGGAGTTCAAATATTCTAAGCGCATTGAGATGTCCGACGAAGACCGCATACGCCTCTTCCAGAACCTCACTACATCATGGGAAATGGATCCAGAAACAATTGAGCAAGAGTTTGGTGTGAAGGTTAAACGACAACTCAACGTGATGGACGGCATGGCTGGTAGTCCGACTGGCGGTGGAAGTGGCGCGGGGTATAGCCGTACAGCTACCAGACATTTAACCGATGAAGAATATTTCCGTAGATACGGTCATGCCCGTGAAACGCAAAATTTTCTTCGGGAGAGGGGAAAATAGGTCCGGTTCCTCTCTCCAATGTAGTAGCCTTACGACAACCTGATGACAACAAGGACCGGCACGAAGAGGAAGTGGCAATACTTATTCCTCTATTCCACGATTTCGTCATTAGTGTTATCCAACATGAGGATGAATGGGAGTCCTTAGAGGCGTTAATGGAAGCTCGTGCTGATATTGCCATTAGAAGAGCGTGTGCCGGTTTTGGGGTTGACTTTGAGGAAGCGTTACGTCTCATACGCAATGCTGACGGGCTTGACAATGAGCAAATAGCTCAGCGGAATATCATTTTGTCCGCAGTTGATAATCTGGTTGACTTTGCGGTTGTGGAAGAATATCACATGGCTGATGATATGGCAGAGTTAGAAGAAGCGCTAACAGAAGAGGAAGCAGAAGATATGGAAGATGAAGATTGGTTCAATTTCTATCTGCCAGTCTTTTCTAAATTCCATGACCAATATATGCGTACAGAAAACATGGACATAGAATATGCCATGATTGTCGCTGCCTATTTATCGACGATTAGAAACGACACGACTCTAATGTACATGACGCAAGGTGATGAGCGAGTACGTCCGTGGCATCTTCAGTATGAAGGATTTACTGCTCCTAAGTCAATGTTTCCAGCATGGCTTATTCCTCCTATTGAGCATAATTGTCGCTGTTATTTGGTAGAAGATACGTCAACAGTCATAGCTTCTATTCAAGCATCTGTGATACCTGAGATGCCTGATTGGTTTAATCGTACATTCAAAGAAAGTGTGGCTCTTGGTGGTCGCATTTTCTCTGATGAACACCCATATTTTCAAGTTGATGAGCGGCATGTTGGCCGTCTCAATGCCATAGCAAATCGTCTCAAAGCAAAGTATTTGAAAGATGGCGAAGGTGAATAAAGGCATACCATTGATGCCACAGCAATTTCGTGAGCAATGGGAACCGCTGCCTCACTTGTTTGACTTGAACCTTTGGAACTTTCAAGTGTCGGTAGGACAATCTGCCGTTGATATTTTTCAAAAGTCCTTTGATATGAAACGCTTTAATACAAGAGGCAGCGTGGTTTGGAGGCATAGCCCTAAACGTAACAAAGGTGGCTTCACTGTTGGTGGACTGGTGGAATCTCGGTCATTGCGAAATTCTATCACCTATGAAACAGAATCCTACAATCGCTCCAAAGGAAAAGTTAAAGTTTTTACTGATCCAAGGGCATTTAACGGAACTTATAATCACAAAGGCTTTTGTTTCGCCGCAGTACATAATTCGGACGATCCATCTATACGGACTGGTCGAGTGGCCAATATGCCTCAACGACAATTCATGCCAACAGAGAAGCGTGACTCGTCTGTGATGAACGACAAATTGCGAGAATTGGAAAGAATCATTTTTAGAACATTCCCAGGTGTAAGACCATGATTATTGATAAACACAAACCAATACGCCCAACAGAGCCAGAAGAGGTACCTGTGGTGCCGGAGCCTGAAATTGACGAAGTTCAGGAAGTCGTGGAAACCAACCCGATGATTGAAGCGTACAAGGCTGTAAGAAAAATTTTAGAGTCTATTCCAAAGGACCCTAAAGACCCTAAAAGTCCTCGATTGTTCAAAACTATCAAATTGGACAATGGCCAGTTGAATCGAATTAAATATAACACGCATAATAAGGAATACGGGCTCGTGTTCCCGGCGGTGTTTATACATTTTATCAATATTTACTACAATGTTGGTACCTCTAACATTGCTGAGGGTAAAGGCACTATGCGTATTCATTATGTGTTGAATCGCCTCAACAACAGTGATGATGAAGTGGAGTGTGAAGGCATGGAAGTCTATAAGCGTATAGTGTCTGCTATAGAAGCGCAGAAAGCCAATTTCCCGGCACTTGTGTCAAGGTTTCAGTTGGAGTATTGGGATCAGCCATTGACTTTCGATGATGCTTTACAGCCCTATTGGATTGATTATCAAATCTGGTTTCAAGACTTTACTTCATACGCTTATAAGAATTACCAGGATGTGTATGTCACGGTGCCGCCGTTCACTCAGCCAAGCGACCAGAATGAGATTGCCAACCCCGATCATCTTCCAAATCACGAATATCCGAAGTTTGAAGACATTGCAGGATTCAAAGATAAAAAAGAGTGATTTCACCCTACTCAAATTGCAATCCTCTATTCTTGGAAAAAGAGTAATCAATTATGGATGCAGAAAATTTGAAATATGTAGTTGGAAAGGCTGAGGAAGGCCAACCGGCTATCATTCGCTTTTTTTCAGCCGTAGATGAGTACAGTGTTCGCTGCTTCAATGATGAGTTCTTGTGGTTGCAAGACTATGTGAAACCTTCAAAGATTATTGTGATGATCAATTCTGAAGGAGGCTCAGTGTTGTACGGAATGAGCACGTTCTCGGTTATTCGCTCTTGTCCTATTGAAGTCGATTGTGTAATAGAAGGCATTGCAGCTTCGATGGCCAGCGTTATCTGGGCTGCTGGTGATAACCTTTATATGCACGATTATTCATTGTTGATGATTCACAATCCTTTTAATTCAAAGGTTGAGGATGATGACCCATCGGTAAAGCAAACCGTTGAAGCTTTCCGCTCACAATTGGAAACTATTTATACTAAACGGTTTGGACTTTCCAAAGACAAGGTTGCGGAAATTATGAACGGCGAGGGAGATGCGGACGGTACTTTCTTTAGCGCTAAAGATGCTGTGAAAGCTGGATTCCTGCCATCAGAGAATGTCATCAAGACCTCTAAAAAGGTGCGTGACAAAGTGAAAAACGAGATGATAGGTATTGATAGCGCTGTCGAAATGCGCAATATCATGTCTGCCGTATCTGCTGAAGTGGACGAAAATAAACTTATCGAGTCAATTACCGCTATTCGTAATCAGAAAGATAATTATTCACCAATCCAAGAAAACAAAATGGAAAACAACGAAAAAAACAATTTCGACGCCATTTCAGCACAACTTGGACTCGCTAAGGACACTCAGGCCGCAGCGATTGAAGCTCGCATTGCTGAGTTGATCAATGCAGAAGCAACACTCAAGGAAACTCAGGGTGAGCTTACTGCAACGAAGATCAAACTCGAAGGCAAGGAAGCCGACCTCGCTAACGCCAAAAGTGAACTGGCCGAGACTAAGGCGGCGCTTCAGGCGTACAAGGATGCAGAACAAGCTGCTCTCACAGCCGAGATTGCAACGGTTATCGATGATGCAATCAAGGCAGGTAAAATTGAGGCTTCTGCAAAAGATGCTTGGACAAAGATGGCTGAGTCTGACTTTGCCACTGTCAAGAGCACTCTTGCATCAATCCAGGCTCGTGAAGTAATCACAGAGGTAATCGCTAAAGACCCTGCGAATGAAGGCAAAATCGAGGAGACGTTGAAAGACGTTGATGCTCAGATGAAAGCCAAAATCAAGGAGAAACTTGGCGAGGTAAAATTTGAAACATTTTAATCTCCCTACGTTATAACAATGGCTACAATCAATTTTGCCGGTAACACTTATGCGGGCGAGGTACTTGAAGACCTCCTTGTTTACACCGCGAAGGGGAATGAGACCTATGAGGCCGGTCTTATTCATGTGAAGCCCGGTATTCAAAAACGCTACGTTTTGCCTCACATTCAGTTGGGCTCCATCATTCAGGACAACAAGCCGACACCGACCTCTACCGAGGGCGCTGCGAATGATACAACCGGCTTCAACCAGTATAAACTGTCTGAGCGCTACCTTGATCCGCAGGACTTCATGGTTTACCTTGAGTTCAATCCTCGCGATTTTGAAGAGTATTGGCGCTTTGCTCAGCCTGAAGGACCTCTCGTTTTCCGCGAACTTGACCCCGCTGTCCAGAAGACGATGCTTCGTCTGCTGCTTGACAAGAAAGACCAGTACATCAATGATTGTATTTGGTGTGGCAAGAAAGGTGGCATAGACGCGAATATCACAGCTCCTGCTGGGGCTACCATCCTCGGTGGCGCTTCTGCTGCTGGACCGATGAAGTACTTTGACGGCGCACTTGCTCGCATACTTGCCAACCTCAAAGCTCAGGCTGCAACTGTTCCTACTGATGCAGACAAGAACGAACTGGCTTCTGGTAAGGTTGTGTTGGCCGGTTCTACTGCCTTCACCACTGGTAAAGACGTAGAAGATGCCCTTTATGCGATTTGGAAGAAGACTCCTTCCAATATTCGTAAGTCCAAGAAGCTCAAGTTCGTCATGGGCTGGGACACTTGGGATCTGTACGACCAGTATCTGACCACTCAGAAGGATTACAAGTATGTAGAGAACCCTGACGTCAATAAGCGTACCTTCAAGGGTAAGGAAATCGTTGTCATTGACGGTATTCCGGAATCGACCATCTTCTTCGGTAAGTTCTCTACCGACCAGGATTCTTGCCTCTGGATGGCCATCGACTACAGCACTGATGAAGAGTCTGTGAAGGTTGAACGCCTTCAGGCTAACTCTGAGATGTACTTCTTCCAGATGCGTCTCAAGATGGACGTCAACCTTGTTCGTCCGGGCGAGATTATCGTTTGGACTCCGTACAAGAACGGAACAACTACAGGCGGTTAAAGAGATGCTGAATCACGAAGTGTAATTGTATCATCAAAAGAGGAGTGGAGATACCGAAACTCCATTCCTCTTTTTAATTGTAACTCAATAAAATAATCTTATGGCTAAAATAAAGAAGGCCGAAGACAATGCACCTGTTGCTGAACAGGCAATTGCACAAGAAGTCGAGGCCACAAAAGAAAAGACAGAGGTCGAAAAGACAGAGGTCGAAAAGACAGAAGCTGTTGAGCCTGAAACAGAGGCTACAAAAGTTGAAGATTCTGCTACGGAAGAGAAAGATGAAGCCAGTGCTAAATCACAGGACGATATTCCCGAATACGTGCTCGTCTATCTGAAGAATCATACAGAAGAGAAGGCTGTGTATTTTGACAAGCTGGGTGGTGTATTTTCAGCAGACACTCCGAAGGTTTTTTTGAAGGATGCAGTCCTCTACCAAAATCCATTTTGCAAACAATAAAACTATCATACAATGGCATTAGGAAATGTTTTTATGAGAGACACGGACGGCAATATTCCGGTATTGCGCTCCAACACCATTGAAAATGTGTGTGGTCTCATTTTTGACATCTCTGGTCAGACTAACTTCTGGACTACCGGCGGTGGGGCGAACATCGCAGATACTTGGAAGGACAAGGTGATAGAGTTGAATAGCCTTAATGATGCAATAGAGGCTGGTATTACCGCTTATACTGGAGAAGTTGATAGCGAAACCAATGCCAGCACCGATGTATTGGCAGGTATTCCTTACTATCACATTCGCCAGTTCTTCAACATGGCCGGTGGAAGCGGTCGTCTGTTCGTGATGTTTGCAGATTGTTCTAATGACTGGAACGCCATCATTGAGATGCAGCGTGCAGCCAGTGGCGCAATCTTCCAAATTGGTGTATGGACAGAGCAACAGCTTTGGACTAAGCCTGATGAGAGTGCAAACGCTTACTCTATCGGTCTTGTGGCCGACATCAACCGTGCAGCTGTTGAGCTTGCTGATGAGTATTTCGCCCCTGCTTCAATTTTGCTTTGCGCAAACACATCAAAGGTCAAGATTGGCACTACCACTTCCAATAAGATTGCGGTCAGCCAGATCCCCTCTTGCGTAGTGGACGCTCGTTACGTGACTGTACTTTTGTCTCAGTCAATGGAAGAAGATGTTCGCCGTATGCAAGCATCGCTTGAATCTACGACTCCTGTCGGCGTTGTAGGACTTGCCTTGGGTACTCTGACTCAGGCTGGTGTTGGTGAATCTATCGGCTGGGTTCGTCAGTTTGACCTTGTAAACTATGTGCCGGCAATCGAAATGGGATTTGGTGACTCCACTGTTGTTGATGGGCTCATCACCAATGGTTTGAGCTATTCGGCACTGAGCAAGTCTCAGCTCAATGCGCTGGAAGAGGCTGGTTATGTGTTTGTACGCTCTTTCGAGGGGCTGGAAGGACACACATACTTTGCTAACGACCACACTTGTTCTGCTGGTGATTTCTGTACTATTTCACGTAACAGAACTATCAACAAATCTCGTCGCCTTATTCGTATCGCCTTGCTGCCTTACGTGAACTCACCTATCAAAGTTGACCCCTCTAATGGCAATCTGTCTTCCGCTCAGGTTACTGTTTTCGAGAACCTTCTCAAAGACATTCTGAATGAGATGGAGAGTGCAGAGGAAATCAGTGGAACTGCTTTCGTAACCGTTCCTGCTGAACAGAATATTCTTGTCACCAAAAAGCTGACCCTCTCGTATGGTATCGTGCCGATGGGCTGTGCAGAGTCTATCGAGGTTACGGAAGGTCTTTACGTTAGTCAGCAGTAATAAAAATTACATACGACAATGATTATCAATAACGTAGCCTATTCATGGGCAATGGTTCAGCTGACATCCTTGGCACTTACGGGGTCAGCAAACCCTAATCCAATCATCCTTCAGGGTGTGACCGCTATTAAGTGGAACAAAAAGAAGAAGGTTGAGACCAATTATGGTCTTGGAGGTGAGCCGGTAAATCGTGGTTTTGGTAACACTGAGTACACTGCTCAGATTACGATGGACTACAATACTCAGGTTCAGCTGCGAGCACTCAAAGGCTCTTTGATGGCTCTGGGCGAATTTGATCTTGTGTTGTCTTTCGCAAACGAGTTCAATTCTCAGGATTTCTCTACGGAGACTGTGACTCTGAAGGGCTGTCTTTTCAACGAGGATGGCATGGAGGTATCACAGGATGACACCAACATCACTAAAGAGTTCGAGCTTAACCCCTTCAAGATTGAACTGAGCACTAAATAATTTTCTTCCATAGGATTTATTAGAGTGAACGGATGCGGCGCCAGTAATGATTCTGGTGCCGCATTTTTCTTGAAGATTTTCACTCCTTTGAATAAGTGACGCCCTATTCTATATTGAGTATCAACTTTAATTTATAAACGAATCATGGAAGAAAAAGAAACTCTTGAGCTTCAGCCCATCGAAGAACTCGATTCCAAGCTCCGTGCAGCCGTTGAAAAGAAGGTTGCAGACCTGAAAGCAAACAACCCCAAAGCAAAGATTTTTCCGCTTATGGTGGACGGTGATCCGGACGATGAAAAGGACGTCTATATCGGCTACTTCTGCCAGCCTTCGTTCATCACGTTCTCCAAGTACATGACTTTCGCACAGAAAGATCAGGCTTCGGCTATGCGTCAGCTTGCGCGTGACTGCTTCTTGGATGGCGACAAGGAACTCATTGATGACGACTCTCTGTTCCTCTTCGGTCTTATGGGACAGCTGAACAACATCATTCAGATGCGCGGCGGTCGTGTCATAAATTTATCGAAACCTGGGAAGTAAGAGAGGATGACTATTTCCGTCAAAAGATAATTCTCTTGCGACATTACTTTCCAGGTGTTAATATCGATGACCTTGATGAAGACGATTTTGCCAGGCTGGTGTGCGATGCGGAGTGGATGCACAGTCAAATGGTCATCACCAGACACGCAAATGCTTTAGGATTGTAATTCGATAACTCGTTGAAAGGCCCCGTTACAAATATCGTGTAACGGGGCTAATCTTTTCCCCATGCCTCATCTCCTATCTCTATTCTTTGTAAAAGACTGATTCGATTATGACCGGACAAACATATCAAGTCAATTATATTGTAAATGTTGATGCAGCCAACGCTCAATCCGCAATCAATTCGTTTAAGCGGGCCGTTGCATCAATGGATAAGGCTACGAAACCAATAATGGATTTACAGCGTAAAGTCCGTGGTCTCGTGGAAACTATGAGTGCGCTTAATCGGGGTAAATACTCGGTTAAGATTGATACTCGTCCAGCTACTCAGAAGATTGGCAAGCTGATTCGCGCTTTGCAAATGGCAAAAGTCGAAGTGCAACAGCTTAATGCAATGGGTGTGACTTTAGGAGGTGTTGGCAATAAGAAAAAAACAGCATCTCGTACTGCCGCTACCGCCGCACCTATTGGCGGTTCCAGTTCGCGTACAAGGACAGCGCCTTCACGCTCATCCAGTACGACCACAGCAGCTACAAGGCGTTATGCAACTTCAGTAATGCGACACCCGACTAATCTTGGATATAAGCTTTGGGGTCCTACTCCGCTTCCTAATAATGGCGGTATGGCTATTGATATGCTCAAGGGTATGGGCATTGCCTATGGTATTGCTGGAGCCGGTATGCTGGTTTCCGAAGTCGTTAATCAGGCCGCAGAGTATGACAATGCGATGAAAACCGTTGAGAACATCTTGAAATCTCACGACACCGCTGAAAATTTTGCCGGCAGATTTGCACAAATGACTCAGGTCGTCCGCAATGTCGGTATGAAGACTAAGTTCAAGGTAACGGAAGTTGCCGATGCAGCTAAGTTCCTGGCAATGGCCGGCTTCAATGTAAATGCTATCCAGCAGGCAATTAGTCCTATTGCAGACATTGCGTTGGTTGGTGATACTGAGCTTGGAAAAACCGCAGACTTGGTTACAAACATTATGACCGCTTACAACATTGCACCAAATCAGATGCGTAATGCAGCGGACATTATGACCAATACATTCACCATGTCTAACACTACTTTGACAGAAATTGCTGAAGCATATAAATATGCGGCTTCACTTCTGTCTGCCGGCAATGTTTCTTTTGAAGAAGCTACAGCTGCTATTGGCGTGTTAGGAGATGCTGGTATCAAGGGTTCTCAGGCTGGTACTACAATGCGTACTATTATGGCCAACCTTGCGAATCCAACTAAAAAACAAAGAGCTGGTTGGGAGGATATAGGAATAAGCCTTACAGACAAGAACGGACAAAGAAAAGATATACTTCAGATATTCCAAGAACTTCACGATAAGAATCTGGATGTTGATGCCTATTATCGTATATTCCATAAGACAGCGGCTTCTGGAGCAGTAGCTCTCGCAACCCATGCAGATAAATGGGAAAAAGTCTATTTGGAAAACTTCTTAGCCGGAGGTATGACCCGCCGTTTGGCAGAAGAAAAACAAAATACATTCCAAGGTCTATGGGCACAGCTTGTTTCAGTGTTCACAGATCAGGGTGTAACTGCATTTAATGGAGTGCAGGGGGCTTTGCGTGGTTGGATGAAGATGGCAATCAATTGGATGGATCCGAACAAGAACCCTGATGCACAGAAGGTGTTTAAGGAAGTGGCTAATAGTCTGATGGAGTTTATTCAGATTTTGATAGATGCTTCTAAATGGTTTGTTTGGTTCTTTGATAAATTTGGTGGCCTCGTCAAGACATGGGCTAAGTTTCAGTTGATGATTTGGCCCGTCGTCAAAGCTGTAACGGCTCTTAGAAGTGTATTTCTTGGGCTCTTGGGGTTGAGGAAGGTTGGAGCTGTGATGGTTGGCTTAGCAGGTGCCTTTACCAAACTTGGAAGGGCAGCAACCGTTGCAACTGCTGTGATGCCTTATGGAGCTGGTGCTGCGGCAGGTTCTGCTCCAATGTCTCCATTTGGATTTGCTGCGGGTATGGCAGGGTTTGCGCCATTGTCTTATAAGCAATATATAAAAGCGTCTAAGGGATTGAATTTATCCAGACCTCATGCTTCAACCAGTGGCTATTATCTTAATAGAATAGATAATCTTGGCAGAGAGGCAGAAGTAGCTGCATGGAACTCTGGAGTGTATCAGGCTCGCCAAGCAGAAGATGCAGCCGCACTAAAGCGATATAAGCAGAATCAAAAGACATTCAATAAGCGTGTTCGGAACATGCAAATAAGGAATGGTCTTAAAGGGTTTGGCAAAATGGGCGTAGGTGCCGCCGGTATGATGCTGGGTATGCACCAGATGACTAAAGAAAATGCAAATGGCTGGGATGTTGCTTCTGGAGGACTCTTTGCTGCGGCAGGAATGGCTGCAATGGTTGGAGGACCTATTGGATGGATAGCCGCCGCAGGTTTGGCTCTTGGTGGATTAGGTGCATCTTTAGCCAGTTTCAATCAGAACCTTAATGCTCTTTCTGGATTTGTTAATGATTTCTCTAATAGCCATCAACTTCTTGACGGCGCTTTATTGAATGGCAATACTCGTACTGAGCGTTATCTTGAATTTGTGTGGCGTAAGAATTACGATATAAACGACCTAATTCAGCGCCGTATTGAATTGATGAAAGAGTTGCTGGGCATTGAGACACCAAATGCGACTACTACAAAAGATGTTGGCAATGAAACGTATAAAACTATGTATGAGAAGTTTTATGCAGCTGACTCTATGTGGGGTAGCCGTGGTGCTGCTTCTCGTGCAGCCGATCTCTTTAATAAGTACGGTCAGGAATTTGGGTTATCAGTTCGTAATTACGGTGGCGATTGGTATTATCAAGATGCTAATGGAAAGTATATTAGGTTTGCTAACCCTAAAGGTTCATCCGACACCAACGATGCTGTTATGTATGATGTGGCTGCGGCAATGGAACTGCTACATGGACAGTACCGTTCAAAAATTATGGACGAGAATCAGCATCGTTTGGCTCAGATTCTTTATGGAAAAGCTACTGTTGAAGACGCGAAGAATTGGCGTGATACGTTTGCCGCCACATACGGTCCCGCTTCATGGGCAACTCTGATTCGCCCGGATCAGTGGAATGAAGATACTGATGTCGCTAAATATTGGTCTGGAGAAGACATTGCTAAGTCATATATGGGTGCTCAGCTTCTTTGGAAATCAATGTACCAAATGGTTGAGGCTCAAAATGCTATTGCCGATTTCAAAGAGAAATTAGCCGCTGGTAATTTGACAGAAAATGATGTAGTTCGGGCATTGCGATGGGGTGACTATGATGTTCTCGGTCAGACATTGGCTGACTATAATCCAAATGATGTTACCAGTTGGTTCCGTAATATGGGCTATGCTGGCGATGGTATATGGCGTGACCCTTCAGGTCGTGAAACGCCAGAAGTTATGGCTCAAACCGCTGCTGGTCAGATGCAACGTCTTTTGGAATCTATCCAGAAGCTTGGGCTTGAAGCAGATCCATCCACTCAGGCACTCCAGACATACGCCAATACATTGCTTACATTAGCTCAATCGTTTATGGGCTCTAATGAGGCACTGTCTGGTTCACATGATGGAGAAATAAAAGAACTGAATGGTCAGAAATGGCGTTGGAACGCGACCACTAAACAATGGGAACTTATCGATGACAATAATCAACCAGCTCAGATTTCACAGGGATTGGTGGATATGTCTAACAATATGAATACGTTGTTGACAACCGTTCAAAACGTCAACGCACAATGGCCTACTTTATTCCCTACTGTATATCCAATTAACTCCGGCTGGGGTTATAATAGCGCCAGCCCGTACAATTGGGGGACGGATAATAATAATTTGACCACTAATGGCTTGTTATGGAATCCATTGACAAATACGAACAATGAACAACCATTTAGCTGGTGGCCATCGTGGAATAACGGTAACAATTTATTTACGCCTCAGCAGACTTATAGGACGACAGGCGTTACTATGACGCCTCAGCAGATGGGTAATGCTGTTGCTAAGCCTAACGCACCTGGTGTGCATACTCCTACTGGAAATAACCATAATGAAGGTACAAACAACGGTGGACGTACCGGCACCCGGACATCTGACTATAAATCTCATCAGAAGGAGCGTGTCATTCCGAAGCAGATTAACATCAACATCCAGAATTTGATGAAGGTGGATTCAATTGATATGACCAACGAAAACAATGTTGCAATAATTGAGAAATTAAAAGAAAAAGTTGCCTACGCACTCTATGAAGCCGCCGCCGACGGAACAATGATGCTAAATGGCCTTTCAAACACATAATGTATGGGTTACTTTAATAGTGTATGGTCTAACCTTGTGTTTAACGCAGGAAATGCGACCTCTGAATTAGTAAGCAGCCTTAACTGGCGTTATCAAAAAACTCAGGGCGGTATTCAATATGTTTCCAGATCTGCGTATAAAAGTGCTTTGGTTCATGTAGCCAAGCAACTTGCCATGTCAACCTTGGAAGGAGAATTAAATAGCCTCCTTCCAAGGTATGAAAGATATGCTCGTGATAAGATGAGAGACGCGATGCGTGTTCAACAAGAGGCTAATCGTAAAGTGCTTATCAATAATGGCAAGAAGTCCACTGAGGACTTTGGCTTTATTGTATGCGAGGGCGGGCATAAACTTATTGCCAAGACCAAGTATGGTACTCCAGTCCCCGAAGCTCTGATATTGTCTTTTGATGATCAAGAAAGGGTACATTATGATGATGTGCTTTGGGATGAAAATACCGTGGAGTCTTATACAATCAAGAAGAAGAGTACGCTGGAAAAACTTTGGAATCCTGGAAATGAGATTGAACACAATCTCCAGTCTTCTAAGGCCGATCCTTTTGACACAAAGACGGTCTTTCATATCGACCTGGCTCCCAAAGTGTCGATGAATAGCAGTAAAAACGTAATTTTGACTCAAGTGCAAGGCCGAGATTTCACTCGTAAAGAGTTGGTTTCTGGGGGTGATTTGACATATAATATAAGTGGCTCTATTGTATCAAATGATGAAGGTGTGTACCCGACCGAAGCAGTGAAACGCTTTGTGAAAATCATGCAATACAATGGAATTGTGAACGTGAATTTTATCACATTCGGATTGCTTGGCGTTACTCGTATCATCATCAAGGATTTTTCACTGGACGCAATCGAATACAAAAACATCCAGCCTTACAGTTTTACGTGTGTTGCGGTTGAGCCTGATGATGCAATTACCATCCAGGCTGACACAATTGCTGCAATCAACAAAGACCTTGCAGAATCTCAATGGGACACTTGGTACAAGGCTATTCTTGATAACAAATTGGCTCAAATGGCAGCTAAGACAGTTTTGAATGTTGCTACAAGTACAACGTCATCATTAACCGGCGCCGGCCTCGACGCATTACTTCCTAATATCTAAAAATTACCTTAGATTTGCATCCGAGGATTACAGATAAAATAGAAAGGATAAATTTGTGAAACAAAGAAAGAATGCAGA